CACCTTCTTCTGTTGAGATTAAAAATAATCCTGTTCTCAGCTATATGGCGTTAGGCGCAAGTGATAAGAATCAATTCGTTGACCCAGGAGGTGCCGCATCACTCAGATATGAAAAAACCCTAAGGAGTGCATCAGAATTAAATCAAACAATAGACACTTTATTTGGTGGTTCGGGCGGAAACAGAACTGAAACATTATCTGCATTAAGTGGACCTAAAGCAGACAAAATTTCTACTGATAGAACGGGAATACGAGATCACATGCAAAAAAAAGTATATGCTATTGGTAAACAAGGTGATAAGGTAGGCGTTGAATCAGTAGACGATATATTTTTAGGAACTATTAAAAAAAGTGATGATGATAAATACAATTATTCAGGTACTGATTCAGTAAACATAATACCTTATGGGCACAATGAAGATGAGTTATCAAATGACGCTCTACAGAAAGCAGAAACACTTGATTTTGTGCCGCTAGCTTTTAAAGATGTATTTAATGACAAGACAATTGTTTTCCGCTCTATCCTCGGTAGTATCACAGACACAATCTCGCCTGAGTGGAATGAAGAGCAGTTTGTTGGAAGACCCGTTAAGTCAGCAACGTATAAGGGCGTTGATAGAAAAATAAGTTTTAACTTTAAGATATACCCAAAATCCAAACAAGAATTTCCAGTACTACTTGAAAAAGTCAATTATCTTGTGGGCTTATGCTATCCAAATTTAGATAAATTCTACAGACAGACAGCACCATTGATCAAATTAACTCTGGGTGATATACTTAGACAACAACTTGGTTATTTAAGCGGAGTTACTGTAGAATTTCCAGAAGATAGTACATGGGAATTAGATTATGGTATGAGGTTTACGAAATTAATTAATGTTTCAATTGATTTTTCTTATATTGGGGGTTACATACCAATTTCAACTGGTAAACATTATGGCTTACCCTGGTTGAGAGGGGATAAGATGGGATTCGGTGTTAAATTTAATAATTACCCAGATAGAAAAGGGACAGAGGAAGTAAAGGAAATTGCTACACCTGGAAGTATTAATAGAGATTTCCGCCCACTATTTTCAGAACTAGGGCAGGATAAATAAAAATGTTTAATCGATATCATAGTACAGAAATCAAGACAGATAAAAAAACAAAATCTAGATATTTTAAACCTACATTATATCCAAGTATACCAGAAAAAGATTCAGATGAAATTTACACTGTACGATACGGTGATCGTTTAGATCTTCTTGCACATAAATTTTATGATGATGTAGGCTTATGGTGGGTAATTAGCAGAGCAAACAATCTAGACCCATCAGACATCGGAATCAAAGCAGCATCTACTCTTAGAATTCCTATTGACATTAGTCAAATATTGAGTGACCTTAAAACTATAAATTCCGGAGCATAGCTACTATGTCATTTGGTTTTAGAAAAAATATTCATCCAAATATACGATCTGGTTTAGACGCTAGAATAGACGCATTAAGTGAGTATGGTGATACATCGCTTAGAAGCTCACAATTAGAACCTACTTCAAAAGGTGAATTTGTATTGACAAGAGAGTCACAAGTAGCAAAATCATCCTTCATCAGAATGATCTCAGCAGGTGACCACAACACAGATGTTTTATATGGAATGTTTAATTTAGGTATGTCATCCCTATCAGGTATTGGTGAACACCCCTCTTCAGAAGAAGAAGGATTTAGCGGGATGGATGTAACAAGTGCTAATGCATTAGATTATGGAATGAGTTCACATTATGATCTAGTTAGTTCACAGTTTGGACATACAGCACCAGGCATTAAAAGCGCAACAGTTACATTCTTAGATGGATCTGCATTTGGTGGAGCTGTAAGAAAAGCAGTTGTTAAGTGGATATGCTGGAATACAAACCAATTAGAACAATATCAACAGGGCTCATTTCTGTCTCCAGGTAGGGGGATAATTCTAGACTGGGGTTGGACTCGGCCAGACAAGGCACTCAATTCAAAACTTTATATCCCAGAGATTATTAAAAAAACAGAAGATGGAAAAATTGAACTAAACGAAGAATGGTTCATCCCACCAAAAGAAGATGACCCTAACAAACAACGTTCTATAAATCCTTGGGCAACGTTACCTTATGAAAAATACGGTGACTGGGGCGGTATGATTGGTATTGTGACAAAATTTGATTGGTCTATGCGGGATGATGGTAGCTTTGATTGTACAACTGAAATACTTGCAAAAGGAACAAACATTTTTGAAGAACAGATTAAGAAGCCCAACAAAGCAGGCGACTTAGCACCTATAGGTAATTTTCAACTTAATAATGTAATTAAAAATATAAAAAAAGACTTAGAAGAAAATCTTTCTGATGAGCAAAAAGCATCAATTAATATTGAAAAAGAGCTTGATAATTCCCCCATTTTTAATATTTCAGAAAGATTATCTATTTTAGACATTGAGATTGTTAATAAATATTTTAATACTAAAGACAAAGAATACGAAGATGAGTCACCTTTTGTTGTTGTTTCAGAAGATAAATGTATTGTTGCTATTCTTAAACCACAATCAATGGTTGATGAAGGTATGTTGTGGGATGGAACTAAATACGGTATTGATGCCGTAACGGCAGACGATAAAGGTAATCTTTTAAGAGCAAAAGGATTTCAACCAGAGATATGGATTAAGTGGGGATGGCTAGAAGATAATATAGTATCATTTTATGCACCGTTTCAAGATAATTACAAAACAAGACAAGCAGAGTTTCGCTCTGTAAGTAGGGATGCAATCGGCAATTTGAAACCCATAAAAATATCTAATCATAAGAAACTTTATACACATAATAAAAGCTTTATCTTGCCTGGCCAGTTCCCATCAGATTGGCATCCTAATGAAGACCAGGACGGTAACCCAAATATTTACAAAATTCTTGCAGAGAATATTAATTCAAGCTTCCAACCCTTTGCTACAGACAACAAGAGAAGTGAAGGTTATTTAAGGAATATTTTAGTAAGTCTCCCATCTGTTAGGTCAGCATTTTCTTCTCCAGGCGCATCAATTTCAAGCGCTATGTTATCACTAGCAAAAAATCTGAATTCTGGATTTTCATTTTGGGATTTTGAATCACACAAAGCAGATAATATTACAAATGCGAATACAACATATTTCATTCGTGATCTAAAAAATTCTTCTACTGATGATAAAGGAGAATCAAAAAATACAAAAGCAACTGAGTATCTTGAGAATACTGATACTGATGATGACCCAAAAAATTCTTACATATTTGAAAACTATGGTTTAAATTCGATTATAAAAGATATATCAATGAATTCAACACTTAGTGACAAATTTGCAATTTCAGCAGGATTGGGTGCTATGAGAGGGGAATCTAATCCTGATCCAATTATTGAATCACTAGGGAGGAAAAGTAAATCTGAAGAATCGAAAAAAGCAGAAGAACTGGGTAAATTCTTTTCTAATCCTGCCAATAAAACATTAATATCTAATATTATATCTCCAATGCAAGGAGATCTACAGTTTAGTAAAAATTTTGGCAATCCAAGAGCAGGTAATTATCAGAAGACAGAATTAAATATTTTAGATGATGGATTAAAGAATGGAACAAAATGGAATCATGAAATATCTGAAGAACTTGTTCAGCTTGTACCATCATCACGGGCATACCTATTAGACCAGTTCAATAAAAGATTGAAAGACTCTGAAGGTCAAGTACAACAAAAAGTAGATTTTATTGTTAAAAAAGACAGAATAACAGCACTAAAACTAGATGAAATAACAATGACAGCAATCCCACCAGAAAATATTGATGATCTACCTGAATACAAAGACTTGTCATTAGAATATAAGAAACCGTACGACACAACGTGCACACTCAGACAACACATTTATCAGACATTAACCTGGTATTTATCAGATAATCCTTTACGAAATATTATAAACTTACCAAAAGAGAAGTATGTACTACAGAAATTACCTATAGCATTATCAATGACAATTGAAGGATTGAGCGGGATTAATCTTGGGAATATGTTTAGATTATCGTATCTTCCAGCGAATCCCTATGGACAAATCAATGCTGACCCAACTACATTCTTTACAACCACAGGAGTAACGCATGAGATTAATAGTGATGGATGGGATACAGCTATTGAAGGAACACTCATGATTAATAACAAAGCGATTGAAAGAAAACAAGACGCGTTAATAAAAAAAGCGCTTGGAGATATGAGTATATCAAGAGAGGAACTTGTAGAAAAGGTTGAAAAATCATTTCAACATAATTTAGAAAAAATGGCTGGCTGGCATGGTGACTCACAAGATGATCAACTTTCACCAGCTGAAGCAGAGTCAAAACAACTTTTAGATAAAGCACAAGAAAAAGCACGCAGAATGAGAGAAGCAGGATACAAACTACCCCCAGGATTAGGAGACTAATCATGCCATTCATAGAAAGAATAGAAGGCCCCTCAGTCACACAGCAGCATGAATTTTTTTATGTGGGTAAAGAAAAAATAATAGTACGTCAAGGACAAATTTATTTTACATACTATATGGACAATAAAGATGTAAGGTACGAACTAAATTCCAATGATCAAAGCATCATTCGAGTTAAGAATAATAACATCATGCAGGAATACAAGAACGTAAAGAAGCAAATCAAAAGAGACAGCTACCCTAAGCAGTATTTTCCAAATTTAAAAAAGCTCCCTTTTGGTAAGAAAATTATGACAAGGACTTTTGCTAAAAATAAACTTCGTCCCAATGATGACATAATGGAAGTTAAATCAAAGACGTCTACAAGGGCTTACACATTCGTAACTATTAAGTGGCAAATATCTGGACCAATTAATGAAACAAAAGTTTTCAACTTTAATTCGCTCAACAGCGTAAGAAAAATCATGCCAGATTTATTAGATAGCATACCACTTACCCAATTCCACAAGACAATCGTAGAAAAAGAAACTACTACTATAGATTTAATCCTAAAAAATCCTGAGTACACAAAAGCATAAAATAACAGCACTTTAGTACTGTAGTCTAATATATATAGTAAATGGTTATAGAGACAAAAACAGAATATAATGATCTTATCAAACGAATTAAAGATAAAGATGTCGCTATTGTAATTGCAAGAGACGATTATAGAAATCATCCAGCAGAAAGCAAACCAATATTATTATCTTTATCTGTAGACAATGTCATGTATGATGTTATCTACTCACATTCAGAATCATTCTCAGAGAATCTAGACATTCAAGACTTATCAGTTGCAAAAAGGTTTTGGGTTGATGACTTGAAAGAGTTTTATCATCTAACAAAATTTGAAAATAGCTATGATATAAAATTAAATTATTATCTAGAACATAAGCAGTATGAAGAAGTCCCAATGCCTCAAGTTTTTTCTCACATCTATGAGAACAACTATTTACTTAGAACAGCAAATCAAATAATCCCATTAGTAAAAGTTTTAGAATTCACCAGGGACAGACTAGAATCAATAGTGAAAAAGGCTAAAGACATAGTAATTAAGAAATATTACTTAAAATATAATCAAGCATTACTTACATTTGCAAAACTAGAAGAACCTGGTATGAGGATAAAAGATGGATCTTTTGATACTATTTTTAGAAATGGATACGGTTATCCGAATTTCAATATTTACACAGCCACCGGAAGACCTTCAAACACATTTCGTGGTATTAATTTTGGTGCCATGAACAAAAAAGATGGAACAAGATCTTCTATAATATCGCGATTTGATAAGGGAATGTTAGTAGAGTTTGACTATGATGCATACCATTTGAGACTTCTTGCAAACATACTTAAATTTAAAGTTCCAAAAGATGAGTCTTTACACCAATATTTCGCAGACAATGTCTACAAGACATCATACGAAGATTCAAAAAAGATTTCATGGCAAATTCTTTATGGAAATATCAGCGTGTCAGAAGAAGAAAATCCTTTTTTCTTTAAAGTAGATCAGTTAGCAAATATTTTGTACAAATATTTTAGTAAAAATAAACACTTCAAGTCATATATTTATAAGAAACCGTTCACGTCTGATAGTATCACTGATGTTAATAAGAATAAGCTATTAAACTATTTCATTCAGTCTTACGAAACAGAACAAAATATTGAGACTATAAGTAAATTGCAAAAATATCTAGAGGTCAAGGAAACAAAAATGATACTATACACGTACGATAGTTTTCTATTCGATCTAGATAGGACAGAGGGACTCAAAACAGTATTAGAGATCAAAAAAATCCTACAGGGTGGTTTATTCCCTGTTAAAACAAAAGCTGGATTAAACTACAATTCAATGAAAGACATATCGGAGAGGTTAAATGGACTTAAAAAAAGTTATAAGTAATGCAATAAATGAAGTATCGTATAAGACACATGATGGGATGGTGAGTTTAGACAATGATTACCATAAGTTTTTAATCGCTGAAGAATTAAGGAAATTTTTAGATGTAGATGTAGTAGGTAAAGTGTTGTATAACGAAGGCAAAGAAGAGAAAAAGGACAAACCCAGTGCTGATGTTATAGGTGACACTTTGGAAAAAGCTAAAGAGAAGGCTCAAGATGGGGAAACCTATTCATCAAATAGATCAAGTATTATTTACACAAAAGGTGCTGAGGAGTTTGCTGAAGAAGAACAGAAAACACAAATATCAGATGCGCAAGAAGAAGAAATACAGAAATCTTTAGCTAAATATAAAAAAAGCAAAGCAAAAAATTCAGATTCAAAATATGCGATAGCAAAGTTATACCTTGTGATGAACGGCAGGTTAGATGCCAGTGAATTAACTGAAGAAGAAAAGCATCTAATTTCTAATTCAGCAATTTCTATGACACCAGTATCAGGTAACTTTTACGTAGACGAATCACAGGTCAAGATGGAAATTCCTGGTGTATCTAATAGAGATATAAAAGATTTTTTTTGGGAGAATGCAGATAAAATAAACAAAATTGATGGAATTGACTTAGCATTTCGATCTAGGTCACATGGTATAATGAAGGGTATTATGCCGCCGTTTAATCACAAACCAGTATCCTTTAAGCCCCAGACTATTTTGAAAAGCGGAGATGACAAACTTAAGAAAAAAACACTCAAAATTGGCAAAAATGCTGATGGCGAGGATATTAATGTGGATGTTGTAGATCATGGACTTTTTGATAAAGACGGTAACTTGGATACAAGAGGTGCAGCAATAAACTGTCTAAGTGATGTTAACGATAATATCATGTCCAGCACAAGCAATGAAACAAAAAAAGCATGGACAGAGTATAATAGTAAAGCAGTAGAAGCCTTCAATGAAACTCCAATTGATCAAGAAAAAATCGCTAAAGCATACTCAGACTTTCATGCTACTGTAGCATCATACTCAGAAGCAGAAGCTAGTGAGGTTCTCAAGAATTACGGCGAAATATCTGTTTACTTAGGCTTATTAGCGCAAGGGAAAGAAGTTTATTTACCTTCTGATCCTTCATATCCGATTGCAGACATTATTATGAAAGAAGACAACGCTGATCCAAAGATAATTGCCTTTCGAGGCATCTCAGTAAAGTCTACAAAAAAGGGATCTAAAATTCAGGGAGCAGCAACTTCTAATATTGAACTTTTGAAAAATTTAATAAATAAACTTCCCAAAGAAGATAGGAAATATGTAGAAGATTACATTAAAACAATGGCAAAAAATTCTATTCATAAAATTGATAGAGATAAAGTTCCCGAAAAACATAGAGAAAACATTGATAAAATTCAAGATCTAGCATCTTCTGATGATTTACCAGATCCACCATTTGGAGCAGATATACTTGCCAAAATGGAAAAATCAATAAATAAGTATATTGAAAAACATCCAAAAGTATCAGATAGTGAAAGCAATCGATTAGCACTATTGAAGGAAATTGCTTATCGGGAGTACAAGTATCATATACAAAGGGAAATTATAGAAATGGCGAAAGATATACTAGTAGGCTTTCTTTACGGTGATGTTAAACACAGAGAATCAGGTGTTATTATAACAGTTGATGAGGACGAACACCATTATGGCGATTTTGTCATTAGCGAAAAATCCTCAGTCAAGGTTAAAACAGACAAAAATGGCGAAATTATACAAGGCGGTACATATTATGATCACGGTGAAAACGGCTTGATAAGTAAGGTAGAGAAATAAAATGAAAACCCAATTATTGTGTACTTTCTGCACAAAAAGTGATTTTAATGACGTAACAGAATTAATCATAAGTGTGTCTGATATAGTATTTAACAAGATTTATGTATTTGAAAATGTAGATGAAAGTAATTCATTAATCTGTACATATAATGTTGAGAAAACTAAAGACTTTATTCAGAATAGCAAGACAATGGCGATTCATCGCAAGAAAGAGACTAACACACTATACACAATTAATGCTCTTAATGAAGCAATACGTGAAAATAATGGAGGTATGTTAGACAAATCATTTCCAATAGACTGGAACTTATATCAAAATAGTCTACTGTTAACTAATGATCAGGGTCTTAATATTGTCAAAACAAAACTTTATAAAATTATTAATTGCTAATATTTATTTAAGATTAGATTAACTTAAGGAAAAAATTATGAAATTTAGAAAAAATACAAGAAAGCTGGATTAAGAAGAACTTCTAGTGGATGATAATACAAAACGAGACATAAAAGATTTAATGGACGAATTTGCTACTATGGGAAGAAAATTTTCTAGATTAGCACATGCCGTATCTACATCAGAATCCAAAGTAGTTAATAGACAATTCGGAAAAACAGTAGCAGCATATCAAGCTTTTTTTGGTGAACTTAAAAAGCTATTTAAACAAATTAACTAATCGGGCAAATGTAACTAGCAAACCCTTGGACTAGTATAACAAATTAAAAACTAAGTTTACCCCTCCCTAAACCCTGGTATAAGATAAAATACTGGGGTTTTTAAGCAAAAAAAAGAACATTTTCAAGTTTTACTTATATATATATTTATGAAGCAAATAACAAATAACAAATAACAAATGGAGAAATAGTTATGGACATTAGTGTCATAAAAAACAAACTCAATCAGTTACAACAAACAAACAATAGAACATCATCACTTTGGAAACCAGGACCAGGCAACACTCAAGTTAGAATTGTCCCTTACAAATTCAATAAGGATAACCCATTTATTGAATTGTACTTTCATTATGATATGGGAGATAAGCATTATCTATCACCAGTATCATTTGGTCGTCCTGACCCAATTGAAGAATTTGCAGTTAAGCTAAAGACTTCAGGGAACAAAGAAGACTATAAGTTAGGAAGAAAGATCGAAGCCAAAATGCGCACATACGCCCCTGTTATTGTACGAGGTGAAGAACATGAAGGTGTTAAGTTCTGGGGATTTGGTAAAATGGTTTATCAAGAGCTACTTTCAGTTATTTCAGATCCTGACTATGGTGACATTACTGATCCAGTAAAAGGACGTGATATTGTTGTTGAATTCAAAACAAGTGAAGAAACAGGAAGAGCATTTCCAAGTACAACTATTCGTGTCAAGCCAAACCAGACAGCATTGACGGAGAATCCTGACGTGATGAAAGTTGTGAAAGATACTCAAAAGAAAATTACTGATATTTATCAGGAAATGAGTTATGAGGATTTGCAAGGTGCACTTGAAACTTGGTTATCACAAGACAATGAAGTAAAGGATGAGCAAACAACAGATCCAACCAAGAATGTAGTTAAAGCTACTGAGACAGAAGATGTTTCAAAAGCCTTTGACGATCTATTCAATAACTAAATAACACAACAGGAGGTTTTATGAGCGATAGACGCGATGTCTTAGCTAACGATTTAGCTGAAAGTCTAAATTCTAAAATAAAAGGGCAAAAAGTAGCATTCTTTTTAGATGGAACTGATCATACACCTACTGACATTGACGATTTTATATCGACAGGATCTGCCCTTTTAGATCTGTCGATATCGAATCGTCCCAATGGTGGAATTGCTGTGGGAAGAATAACAGAGATTAATGGATTATCCTCAACGGGTAAGTCATTACTTGGTGCCCACATACTTTCAGAGACACAGAAAAAAGGTGGAATTGCGGTATACATTGATACAGAAACATCAGTAAGCAGAGAGTTTTTGCAAGCAATTGGTGCAGATGTAAGTAATATTCTTTATTTGCATTTAGAAACTGTGGAAGATATATTTCAAGCTATTGAAGACATAGTTATTAAGGTTAGGGAAACAGATAAGGATAAATACGTTACAATACTCATTGATAGTTTAGCTGCAGCATCCACAAAATTAGAAATGTCATCAGACTATGACAAAGATGGTTGGTCAACTGGGAAGGCAATAATCATATCAAAAGCAATGAGAAAGCTTACTCAAATGATTGGTAGACATAAGATAACATTAGTATTTACCCAACAATTAAGACAAAAGCTTGGTGTCATGTTCGGTGACCAGTATACTACTAGTGGAGGATTAGCTTTACCCTTTCATTCATCAACCCGTATTCGATTAAAAAATATGGGAATGATTAAAGACAAAGATACAAACGTAATTGGTGTAAAGTGTAGAGCACAAATTATTAAAAACAGACTTGGGCCACCAATGAGAGTATCAGATTTTGATATGTATTTTGACAGAGGTCTTGATGATGCAGGCAGTTGGCTTCAAACATTGAAAGATATTAAAGTTGCTACGATTAAAGGCGCATGGTATACAATTAATTTCAATGGTGAAGAGATTAAGTTTCTTTCTAAGGACTTTAAGGCATTACTTGAAGACCGAGATGGTTTAAAGGACTATCTATATAAAAAGATTTGTGATGAAACAATATTGGCTTATGAAGATAGACGAGGAATTGACGATGTAGAATTCACAGATGAAATCATGAATGAAGATGCGTAAACGTTATCAGGAAATCTTATCACAACTAAAAAAAGGTGTGTATGATAAGAACAATCTCAATGACAATGTTCTAATAATTGATGGATTAAATAATTTTATTAGAGCATGGGCAGCATCACCTGCAACTAATGCAGATGGACAACACATTGGGGGAATCGTCGGATTCTTACAAACAATTGCTTTAGCAATAAGAACAGTTCAACCTACAAGGTGTATAATCACGTTTGATGGAAAGGGTGGCTCTGTTAAAAGAAGAAAAATATTCCCTGATTATAAGGGTCAACGTAAACCAATTAAAAGGCCCAACAGAATAGAAGGTCTATCTGATGAAAATGAATCAGAGAATATGAGACACCAGCTTGAAAGATTAGTTACATACTTAAAGTATCTACCAGTAACAGTACTTTCTATAGAAAATATTGAAGCAGATGATACAATTGCATACATAACTAATCAAGTACTAAACAAATCTAAAGTTACAATTATGAGTACTGATAAAGATTTCTATCAGATGGCAAGTGATAGAGTCCAAGTTTGGTCTCCTACAAAAAAAGTAATGCTCACAAAGGAAAGACTAGAAGAAGATTTCGAAATCTTAACAGAGAATTTTGTCTACTATAGAATAATAGATGGAGATAAATCTGACAACATTAATGGTATCAAGGGTATGGGATTGAAAACTATAAGAAAGAAGTTCCCATTTCTAAGCAATAATCCAGTAAGTGACTTTGATGAGTTCATGAACGTTACACAACTCACAGAACATAAAGAACTACTAGAGAGAAACTATAAATTAATGCAACTTAAAGACGTTGATATTCCTGGAAGCACAAAACTACTAATCCAGGATATTGTTAGTAATAGCACAAATCGTTTAGTAAAATATAAGTTACATTCAATGTTTCTAGAGGATACAATCAATCAAGCAATAAGAAATCCTGATGTTTGGTTACAATCAAGTTTTAATAAACTGGAATTGATATTAGAAAATGACTCCAATAAATGATACATTAACAAAATATGGGTCGGTATTTCAAACAAAAATAATAACATGCCTACTAACAGATCAACAATTTGCAGTAACAATATATGATCTAGTTCAACCAGAACTGCTAGATACTGAAGCCAAACAATGGCTTGTGAGGCAGATTAAAGCATACTATTATGAATACAAAGTTACGCCTACATTAGCTGCTTTAAAAATCAAAGTAAACGAAGTTTCAACACAGTTACTAAGAGACTCTATCATTGATGAATTAAGAGAAGTTACTAAAAACATTGAAGCACCTGATTTAGAATTTGTTAAGAATGAGACACTAACCTTTGCTAAAAACCAACAACTAAAAGCAGCAATTATTAAATCTGTAGATCTACTACAGATGGGAGAGTACGATGAGATAAAAAGGATCGTTGATGATGCTATGCGTGCTGGAACACATAGAGATATTGGCTTAGAATACATAAAAGAATTTGACTCTATTTTAGAAAACATTAATAGAGAGACTATTGCAACAACATGGGAACCAATTGATACTATCATGGACGGTGGTCTAGCAGGTGGTGAGATGGGTGTTGTTGTTGCACCTTCTGGTATCGGAAAGAGTTGGTTCCTCCAAGCATTAGGTGTTAATGCACTTAAGCAAGGAAAAAATGTTATACATTACACACTAGAGCTCAATGAAGCTTACGTGGGTTTAAGATATGCAACTATATTTTCAGAAGTACCAGTTGCAAATATCAAAGATAATAAAGATGCTATTAAAGCTATTATTGAAAAAGAATGCAATGGTAATTTACTCATTAAGTACTTTCCAACAAGGGGCGCAACTGTTCAAACAATACACACACATTTAAAAACAGTGGAGTTATTAGGGCATGAGCCTGATCTTATTCTAGTTGACTATGCAGATCTTTTAAGAGATGTAGGTAAGCAAGACATAGCAGTTAGACATGCATTGGGTAATATCTATGAAGACTTAAGGGGACTAAGCGGAGAATTCCAGATACCTATTTGGACGGCCAGCCAGTCCAACAGATCAAGTTTGGAAGATGACATAATCGGTGCAGAAAAAATTGCAGAATCGTATTCAAAAATCATGACTGCTGATTTTGTAATGTCTCTATCAAGAAAGATTGAGGACAAGATCGCAAATACAGGACGTGTACATGTTATTAAAAACAGATTTGGTCCTGATGGAATGACATTCCCTACTATGATGAATACATCAATTGGCAAACTTGATATTTTTGATTCATCTTCATCAAATGGGATTGTAGAGCAAAAGAAACAAGATAACGGAAACGAGTATACTAGAAAATTATTAGCTAAAAAGTATGATGACTTTAAACCAACAAATTAGTATGTCTTACTATTTAGTATTACGACATACTCAATTTAGTAAATAATAAAAGGACATTTTATGCAGCAAACTTTTACACTATCAGACGCATTTATAAATAAATACAAACGAAAAAAGCCACCATGGGGATTTAACGGTCTTGGTGAGCTAGTGTATATGAGAACATATTCTCGTGTTAAGCCAGATGGTAAAAATGAGAGATGGTGGGAAACAGTAAAGCGGGTTGTAGAGGGCACTTACACAATGCAGAAAAAACATATTGATTCTTATCAACTTGGATGGAATGCATGGCAAGCCCAACGATCAGCGCAAGAAATGTATGATAGAATATTTAATATGAAATTTCTTCCTCCTGGTAGGGGCTTATGGGCTATGGGCACTGCAATCACTGAAGAACGTGGATTATATGCTGCACTTAATAATTGCGCATTTGTTTCTACTAAAACAATTAAAGAAGATTCATCAAAACCTTTTACATTCCTGATGGATGCCTCGATGGTTGGTGTAGGCGTTGGATTTGATACTAAGGGTGCGGGTGAAATCATAGTAAAGGGTGCTAAAAAAGATAAAAACAACTTAGTCTATAAAATACCAGACACACGTGAAGGATGGGTAGAGTCTGTGGGTATGCTAATCGACTCATATTTCCATGGCACAGCTTCAATAACATTTGATTATGATTTAATCAGAGGTCCAGGAGAGCCTATTAAAGGTTTTGGTGGCTTATCAAGCGGTCATGAACCTCTCAAAGAAGTGCATGCTGGAGTAACAAAAATACTAGAAAGTAATACAGACGCACCCATTACAGTAACTACCATTGTTGATATTATGAATTTGATAGGTAAGTGCGTAGTGGCTGGAAATGTGAGAAGAACTGCGGAAATTGTGTTCGGAGATCCAAAATCAGAAGAATATCTAGACCTAAAGAACTACAAGAAAAATCCACATAGGGAAGAATATGGCTGGACATCTAATAATTCTATATTTGCTGAGCTTGGTATGGACTATACTGAGGCATCAAAAAGAATTGCAGATAATGGTGAGCCAGGATTTGCTTGGTTAGAAAACATGCGTGGTTACTCACGAATGAAAAATGGCAAAGATAATAAAGATCATAGAGTAGCAGGTGGTAACCCATGCCTTGAGCAGTCACTTGAAAGCTACGAGCTATGTTGTCTTGTTGAAACATTTCCACATAATCATGCAGACTTAGAAGATTACAAGAAGACATTAAAGTATGCATATCTTTATGCAAAAACAGTTACATTAGGAAAAACACACTGGCCAGAAACAAATAGAGTAATGTTGCGTAATCGAAGAATTGGCACATCTATGAGTGGTATAGCACAATTCATTACTAGCAAAGGTCTAAACACTTTAAGAGAGTGGTGTGAAGAGGGTTATGATGAACTCACAAAATGGGACAAAATGTATTCAGATTGGTTTGCAGTACCTCGCAGTATAAAGTTGAGCTCCGTGAAACCAAGTGGAACTGTAAGCTTATTAGTAGGAGCAACACCTGGAATCCATTACCCAGAAAGCAGATTTTATATTAGGAGAATGAGATTATCTAAGTACTCTGAACTAATTGAGCCCTTAAAGAAAGCAAACTATCATATCGAACCAGCATTTGGCAGTGAAGATAATACAGTTGTTGTTGAAGTACCTGTAGATGTCGGTGAAGGAATACGAACTGTAAAAGAACTAACTATATGGGAGCAATTTAATTTAGCAGCTTTCATGCAAAGACATTGGGCTGACAATCAGGTAAGTTGTACTGTAACTTTTGATCCCAAAACAGAGACAGAACAAATTCCCCACGCATTAAATTACTATCAATACCACCTTAAGGGTATTTCACTTCTCCCTAGACATGAACTTGGTGCATATAAACAAATGCCTTACGAATCAATTGATGAGAAACTGTATAATAAGATGTTAAAGAGATTAAAGAAATTAACACTTGGTACTATCAAAAATGAAGAAGCAGACGTTGAAAAATTTTGTAACAATGATGTTTGCGAGTTAGTTCCTATTACAGGTGACAATGATGACCAAGAATATTCAAATTAAATTTTGAACAGTAAGACAAGCGGACAGGCAGCTGGTTATTCAAAAATGGATATTCATATATCATATCAACTACCTAAAATAAGTGGTTATGATATAAATCAATTTTTGACTGATCAATACTATATATATTATTAAATGGTTACAAAATAAAGGAGTTGTAAAAATGTACGATTGTTATATCGCAAGTGGATGGTTCAATCCAAATCAAGCCCAAGATCTAGAAAATATTAAAGATGTTCTTGATGAATTAGATGTTAATTACTTTTCTCCCAAAGATGAAATTGTTGTTAAGAGAAATGCAACAAGTCAAGAACAAGAAGAGGTTTTTCGTGGGAATGTCAAAGCAATAGAACACGCAAAATTTGTTGTATGTAATACTAGAGATAAAGATTTGGGAACAATATTTGAAGCTGGCTATTCATTTGCAGTTAATACACCCATCATTTATTATTGTGAAGGCCTGACAGGAAACTTTAACATCATGCTCAGTCGTAGTGGTCGTGCTGTGGCAACTAGTGTTGAAGAATTAAAAGAACATGTAAAACAAATAATGGAAAATAAAGACTATGAAAAAGAGTACATCGGTCACGTTGAGTGACTTTACTGATAGTATCTATACACTTAAAGCCCTCACACGTTACAATAACAAATTCAAAATCATATCAGAAAGTGTTGCAGAACATTCATTTTTTGTTGCAATCCTTGTTTTAAAAATGTATGATGAATATAACTTTAGCTTAGAGACTGCATTACCAATGGCATTAATTCACGATGTTCCAGAATTACACTTGTCTGATGTTACACATGATGTAAAGAAAAACTTTCCAAACATTAAAAACGCAATTACAGAGGCAGAACTAATTGTAATGAAGGAGAAATACCCACAGTGGGTCTCACTATTTGAATCATTTGAAGCCCAAGATTCAGTTGAAGCATTGATCGTAAAATTTGCTGATAATCTCAGTTGTGTTCAGTATGCTAAAGCTGAAGTACTATTAGGAAACAAAGGCTATATGAAAGATGTTGTAAAAGATGCAGGAAAAAGAGTAAAACAATTAGAAAAGAAACTTAAAAAATATCGGAGATAAAGTAGTATGCCACTCAATAATAATCTAGAACCAGTTAAATTACCAACAACACTAGGGATTAATGATTCGATTAGCACATCATTCACTGATCATTTAGACGCAATCAAAGTTAATTTAGTAAACTCTCCTTCAATAGAAGAATTAAGAAGTTACATTCCAGATTTTTGTACAGCAACATGGGCAAGTAAACCATTTCATTCACAAGACTTGAGTGATTATGAAAAAGATAAAATGATCTGGATGTTATTCCAAGGCAAACTACTACCAACAGCATTTGAAACTATTAATTGTACATTTACTATTGATGGAATAGACACACAATTTGTAACTCACTTAATTAGACATCGAGCCTTCAGTTTTTCAGCTCAATGTACAGGTGATAGATCTCAAAGAGATGATAATGCTGTCGTTCCGCATGCAATTATTAATTCACCAGAAATGTTTGAAAGATATAAGAAGATTGTGAATGAATCAAAGCAACTTTATGCTGACATGGTTGACACAAAAGAAATTTCTATAATGGATGCTAGACATATCCTTCCTAAGTGTCTTAGTACATTTTACTGGTCAAGAGGAAATATTAGAGATGTAATGTCATTCATTAAGACAAGACTTGATAAACAAATACAACCAACAGAAGATAATGTTGTTGCATACTATATGTGGTTAGAGCTAGTCAAAAAATATCCAATGATTATTGATGCAGTTGACATCCACTCACCAGCAAGATACTATATTTCAACAGCTAGAACTGGCACAGGAACAAATTTATATTTTCCTGATAATGATTCAGATTCTTTTGACTACAATGAAGATGATTTTCTTTATCAGGCAAGACGTGATGAGCTCAATGGGACAGATACAGGAAGAAATACATTCTTGGAAATTATCAGCAAAATAGATGAAGAACTTCTTGTACTAAAGAAGGCTGCTTACAAAAAGTATGATTTCTTGGGAGCATAGATGAGGGCTTTAATTACAGGTGAAAAGGGATTCATAGGAACAAACTTACCAAGATCTTTGTCAAAGTACAACATTTCATCATTCAACCCAAATCTTGACGATACAAAAAAGGAGTTATTTGAAGAAATAGGTACTAAATATACAGACACAAATGAAATTTGTGTGCATTTGAATAATGAAAATTTGTGGGAGAAAATTTTTGATTCCCAAAAAATTGATATTGTAATTCATAATGCTGCTGTAGTTGGGACAGACGTTGTTGCACTTAAGCCATCTGAAGCAACACTCACAAATGTGACCGGAACGTATAACATTATTAGAGCAGCAAATAAATGTAACATACCCGTAGTCTATTTAGGAACTACAGTGATATATGATGCAAAGTTATATCAAGAACTACACATAAAGGAAGATTCAGTAAGGGGACCTCATACTTACTACGGTCATTTAAAAGTAACAGCAGAAGAAATGGTCAAATCATTTGCTAATAAGTGGATGATCATACGCCCACTTTTTGCATACGGTGGTGTAGGTGATATGAATTCATTAATTGCAAAGACATTTTATGCTAGTAAAGAGAATGAAAAAATAAACATGTTTTTAGATCCAAACAAAATCAAAGATTATTTACATGTAGAAGATTTTTGTGATGCAGTTGCATTAGCGATTTTTAAAGATCTTTTCCAAGATGATTTTAATATAGCAGCTGAAACTCCTATCATAACACAAGAAATCATTACAAGTATGTCAGATATTGCAGGAAAAGATCTAAACCCTCTCATAAAGTGGCATCCAAAAACAGATTACCTTGGAAATCACAGATTATCCAGGAAAAAATTCACAAGTTATACAGATTGGCAACCAAGCATTAGCTTGCTAGATGGACTAAGAAGATCTTACGAAAGTATTACAAGCGAAAGAGATTCAAACTACAATCCACTAATTTACTTGCAAGAAGCAGAAAATCAAAATATAGATTTGACAAAATATTACTAAAAAAACCTTTCATCTAATGGAAAGTTTTATTAGATTCTATAACAACAATTAAAAAGAAACATACAATATGTCTTTGAAGAATATAGTACCCCCAACACAATTTACAGGGCTACATGCTCACACTTCATTCAGCACTTTTGATGGCTTGGGATACCCTAAAGACCACATAAACTTTATCACAAGTGAAGAACAAGGTGGCAACTCCTGGGCGCTGACTGATCATGGAAATGGATCAGGATTAGCACATGCAAACCAGCATGCAATGTCACTTAAGAAGAAGGGCCATGACTATCGACAAATTTATGGATGTGAATTTTATTTTGTTCCTTCATTGCACACATGGAAAATGCAATATGATGAGCATCGTCAAAAAGTTAAAGATGAACGAGATAATAAAAAAGCTAAGAAGCTTGCTAATTCTCCTGTAATGATTAATGCAGAAGATGAAATTAATCAGGGTGGGCATATAATAGAGGATGAAGAAGAAACAAAAAAGTCCAGTGCAAGCAAACCTCAGTGGAAGAAATACTATCACCTTGTTGTATTAGCTAAAAATAGGAAGGGATTGGGCAACTTATTTACTCTCATTAAGAAATCATACAAGCATGGCTTTTATAGATTTCCTCGTATTGATTTTGAAATGCTCAAAGAGCACGGTGAGGGTCTTATAGTATCAACAGCTTGTGTTGGTGGTATAGCTTCTGGTATTATTTACAATGAGTACAAAGATTTAAGTTTCAATGACATGAACCCAGATCTATTAACTGATCCAGTTAAATATAATACAATCATGGGACGCTTAGAAAACATGGTGGACCACTTTACAAATACTGTTGGTGAAGAAAATTTCTTTTTAGAGTTACAATTTAATGATTTGGGTGCACAACAAATGACCAACAAGATGTTACTTGATCTCTCTAGAAAGACAGGAACAAAATTAATTTCAACTGCTGATTCTCATTACCCATCACCTGATTTATGGGAAGCACGTGAACTTTACAAAAAACTTGGATGGTTCAGTAATGATCCAACAAAGATGGTATTACCCAAAGAAGAAGAATTGAAATGTTTATTATACCCAAAAAATGCGCAACAAATGTGGGGCGAGTTTAGTAAGAATTATGAAATGTATGATTTTTACAAAGGTTATGAGATGGATGTCCGTGATTCAATAAATAGAACGCATGATATTGCGTGGAATCTATGCGAAGATACGTGGATTGATAAAACTGCTAAGCTCCCCACATTTGGTACAAAAGAGAAATCAGCATTTAGCTTGCTTGTAGATTTAGTAAAAGAAGGATTAATACGCGAGGGGCTTTCTGGGAAGCAGGAATATATTGATCGCGTCAAAGAAGAACTTGAAGATATAAAATTTCTTGGACATGAATCATACTTTTTAGCAATGACAAAAATATTTGATAAAGCAAAACTTAAAACGATCTTTGGTCCTGGCAGGGGTTCAGGATCAGGAAGTTTAGTAAATTATCTCCTTGGAATAACCCAGATTGATCCAATTCCTTACGGTCTACTTTGGTCAAGATTCCTTGGTAGACATAGGATATCATGGCCTGATATTGATACAGATGCAGGTGATAGAGAGGCATTAATTGAAGCATCACGCGAACTATTTGGTGAAGACGCTGTAATTCCTGTTTCGAATTTCAATACACTAAAGCTTAAGTCACTAATAAAAGATATTTCTAAATTCTACGGTGTTCCTTTTAATGAAATTAACAATCTAACTAATGGTCTGCAAGAAGAAGTAATGCCGCATGCAAGAAATGAAGATGAAGAGAAATCTGTTTTTGTACTTAAGCATGCTGATTGTATGAAATTCTCTAAAAAATATAAAGACTTCATGACTAAATACGAAGATGTGGGTAAACATGTTGAGACACTATTTATGGAGAATAGAAGTATCGGTAGACATGCTGGAGGTGTAATTGTTGCACCTGAAAATGATATTCAAACTTGTATGCCATTAATAAGTGTTCGGGGGGAATTACAAACTCCCTGGGCAGAAGGAATGAACTTTAGACACCTGGAAGACAATGGCTTCTTAAAATTTGACTTCTTGGGACTGACACTACTTAAGGACGTTGAAAATTGTATTAGAAGAATTTTAATTAAAAACGGAAATGAAAACCCTGCGTTCTCTGAGATAAGTACATTCTTTGATGAACACTTAAACTGTAGATTCAATAAACAGGAAGATCTAAAAGTCTGGAAACATGTTTACGAAGACGCCCACTTTACATCAGTTTTTCAGTTTACTGCAGAAGGTGCAAGGAAATTTTGTCTTGATGCAAAACCAACAGACATAGAAGAATTAGCAGCATTAACAGCTATCTATCGTCCAGGACCACTAAAAGCAAATGTTCATAAGAAATTTGTTGATGCCAAGAAACATGCAGCAATGATTGAATACGATCACCCAGTTATTGAAGATATTTTAGGACCAACATTTAACTTTGTAATCTTCCAAGAGCAATTTATGCTATTAGCACAAAAACTAGCAGGATTCTCACCAGGAGAGTCTGATAAACTCAGGAAGACATTAGTTAAAAAGTCACTTGATACTCTAGATGGAAAAGCATCTGAAAGAGAGATTGCTAAAAATAAGTTTGTTGCGGGTGCTAAAGAATTACACAATCTAGATGAGTCTATTTCAACTACACTGTGGGAGACAATTGAAGCATTCTCTGTTTACGGATTTAACAAATCACATGCTATTGCTTATGCTATCGACTCTTATTACTCAGCATGGTTACATACACATTATGAAAAAGAATGGTTAGCAACTGTACTTCAATCAGAAAATAATAGCCCTGCTGGATTATCCAAGACAATTGCAGAAATTAAATCTTACGGATATAACTTCGCTGACTTAGACATTAATTACTCAGGAAATGAGTGGACGTTCTCAGAGGACATTAAAGCTTTTGTCCCACCCCTAAGTACAGTCAAGGGTGTTGGATCTATTGCAATGGATGAGCTAATTAAACAACGACCCTTTGCTACATTAAAGGAGTTTTTGTATGATGATGACAATAAGTGGAGATGGTCTAAGTTAAATAAGACAGCAATAAGATCACTGAGTCAGGTAGAAGCATTCAAATCATTAGATGATTTTGTTTCAGGTAAAATAAACAATCATAATCAATTAATGCAAGCTCTCACAAATGATAAACAATACAACCAGTTAAAGAAAGGCCTCTACGGACTAACAAAGACACAATATGAGAGGGCAATAAAAAAGAGCATCGTAGTTGAGCCACTTATGGATAAGCTACTAGAAGAGACAAATTACATCAAAGACTGGACTAGAATTGAAAAAATAGATAATTACATGACACTAATGCAATCAGCAAACTCTACTTTGATGTTTCCAGATGAAGTTATTAAGCAAATCACATTACACAACGTACCTTCAATGTTTAACATACCTGAAAGGTCGAAACAAACAGCTTGGTTTTGCATAATAGAAGAACACAAAAAGAAAACCAAGAATGGAAAAGTATTTTGGAGATTTAAGGTAGCAGATAACAATAATAATACAGGTTGGCTAAGGCTTTGGGGTGATTTCTTACCCGAAAAGCTTCCAGATTTATACACCCTCTGTATTGCAGAAATTCATCATGACCCTGACTGGGGAATGTCTTCAAGTGCACCAAAAGTTAAGCAACTTAATTTCCAAATATGATAAATCTACATACAGTTACAATTGAAGGACCAGATCTAGCTGGTAAAACTACTCTTTATAACGGTTTACATAGAGCGTCTAGTTTTAAGTGGAACATACAAGACAGAGCTGAGTTAAGTATGCTTTGCTACGCAGAACTTTATGGGAGAAGTACAGATGAATGGCACAAGAGATTACGTGACTCATTAAATAACTTAAATAAACGAACAATAGTATTATTACCTTCAAAGAAAATCTTATTAGAAAGACTTAAGAAAAGAGGTGATGAATTCCAAGATAAAGAATCAATTCTTAATCTATACAAGATCTTCAAAAAATGGTCAAAACACTATTCAAAATACTCAACTATCAAGATAATTGAAAGAGAGCTATCAGAAAGCGCACTAGTTGCAGACTGTCAAATATGGCTCACAACAAGAGAATCATCTAGTTTTAGTCAAGTCACAAAAGAGGTTACCACTAACGCAAGAGCATCAGACAACTTAGAAGCATATCCACTTACAATGGAAATAGATTTGAACAAAGTTAGGAATACTGACATTGATCCTGAAATTTTATATCACCCAGATGAAGAAGTTTACTACAATACAATCTTACATTCTGTATTGGAGAACATTGATGACGAGCTAAACGGACGTAATGAGTACAATAAAAAACAGTTAAGTAATAAAACAAGAAGATTCATTTACACCGATAATTCATGCATTTCATTGTTCCACACTGTGCATAGAGATGATAGATTAAATTTTTACGCAACATGTAGGTCATCAAATGTTTCTGATATTTTTCTTTATGACCTTCAATTTTTAGCTTACCTTTCAAAGACAGTACAATCGTTTCTATCACTAGGAAGACAAAAAGAAACAACACTCAAAATAATTTTACATTCAGCACACATTGTATAGGGATAATATGGACAAATTTGAAAAAATGTATTCAATTCAAGAAAAATTTACAAAAGAGTTCTTTGATGAAAATGAAGGGTATGATATAAGTGAAATACCTAATGATAAAGCAAAGAGAATATTCTGGAGTAAAGATTACATCTTGATGCTTATCAAAGAGGTGACTGAAATGCTAGACGAGATAGATTTTAAGTCACACAAATCTAAAACAACAGAAGACGATTTAGATAATTTTCTAGAAGAGGGAATTGATGTAATGAAATATTTGTTAGGGTTGCTAATCATCAACGGGTTCAGTGTTGATGAAATTTACAATAAGTTTATTAGTAAATCAAAGCTAGTTGAACAAAAATTTAAACAGGAACCCAATGCCTGACTATAAAACATACTTTAAAAAAGTACTAAAAGTTACTGAAGGAATGTCAACATGTGTCATGGTATCAGTTGCAGCATTAATTGTTAAAGATGGGAGAATAGTTTCAACAGGATGGAATGGAACACCTAAGGGTGCTGATCACTGTGGGGACGTTTTTGTTTTTGGCAGAATTCCTGATATTTCACACCACGAGTGGTCAGCTATGAATGAAATTCATGCTGAACAAAATGCTATCGGATTTGCAGCTAGAAGTGGTGTGTCAACATGTGGCGCTGAAATGTATATCTCAATCTCACCCTGTGTTTCTTGTGCCAAACAGATTATAGCGTCAGGTATAACATGCGTTTACTATGATGAAGTTTATGCAAGAGGTGAGAAACGTGGTGACTCTGGTATAGAGTTACTTAAAAAACATAATATCAAATGTATAGAAATATAGAGGATCAACAAATGGAAAATGTATTAAAAGACAGTAAGAAGAAAGAAGCTTATACAACTATAGCAAGTAATGTTGTAAGTCAAATGAAGCAAGCATATCCTGAGATGATGGCAGAATTCCTAAGCATACAACGAGAACAATATGAGCTATTTGCAATGAAACAACAGTCATACGGCCCAAACAACATAAGCGTTGGAACTCAATTAAAAACTGAAGCAGATGTAAAATTATCACTAACTGGATTATTTTTCAGGATGAATGATAAAATAGAACGAATTAAAACAATGATAATGAATGATGTTGAAAATAAAGATGAACCATTAGAAGACAGCTTTTTAGATTTATCAGTATACGGAATTATCGCAGAGATAGTCCGCAGGGGAAGTTGGGGTAAATAATGGAAAGAATTAGCTGGTCTCAAATTCAAACTTGGACAAGTTGCCCATATAAGTGGAAACTAAACTATATCTATAAGTTAAGAGAATTTTCTGATTCAATTTACACAGTTTATGGAAAAGCACTACATACAGTACTGCAGAACTATATAACTACCATGTATACTGTCTCAATAAAGGCAGCTGATAAGATAGATATGTCTGCATCCATTGTAGAGGAACTTCGCAAAGAGTATGGAAAAGCTGTGAGTGCTGCAAAAGGCAAACACTTTTCTACACAATCAGAGCTAACAGAATTTTGCATCCAAGGCTCAAAAGCACTAGAGTGGTTTAAGAAAAAGAGATCTAATTACTTTTTCAAAAAAAATTGGGAACTATTGGGGATCGAGATGGAGATTAATTCTGTATATAGAAATCTTGATGTTCTTGGGTACTTAGACGTTGTTTTACGAAATACTGAAACAGGAAAGATTAAAATCATAGATATAAAAACATCAACAAGGGGATGGAAAAAAGAAAAAAGTGATCCTATGAAGAGGGGACAATTACTATTCTATAAAAAATTCATTGCAGAAAAGTATGATGTACCATTTGATGACATAGAAATTGAGTTTTTTATTGTTAAGCGATTAGTTTTCGAAAACTCAGACTTCCCAGTACGATATGTACAAATTTTTGAACCTCCATCAGGTAACATATCAATGAATAAGATGAAAAAACAATTAGACATATTTATAGATGAATGTTTTACTAAGGAAGGTGAATATAACACAGAGGGTGAGTATAAGAAACTTGGTCTTATTAACAATTGCAAATGGTGCGAGTATGCCAACAGACCTGACATGTGTGATAAAAAAGGAACAGTATGATACCAATCATTAGAATGCCAGGTGCTTTTACATACTCAGAGTATGAAGATGCAATTTGGGAAAGTATCTTTCAAACAATTGATTCAGTCCCGGGTGATACACCATTTCAATTTTGCTTCTATGCAACAGAACATGATAAGATCCCAGTTATTGCGGAATCAGTAACAAAGCATAATAAAGTAAACCCACATCTCACATTAAAAACAAGTATAAAGCTTTATTCATTATGTAAAAGCGAATATGTCTTCTTAGATATTTCAAATAGTGTCATTACACAATCAAGATTTTCAATATTGGGCGAAGGTATTGATTCAATTATTTATGGGCTACAATTTTTAAAATCCCATTACAATTTTATTTCAAATAAAAACTTAGATGATCAAAACTTAGATGCGGGAAAAGAGTATAATGTGAGAAAACAAAAGCGTAATGATTCATCAAATTATGATCGAAAGAAATATCATTAATTTCTCTTTTTTGTTATATATATAATAAATATATACAATCATAGGAGAAAAATTGTGATAAAACAAATATGGAAGCTAACATCAATAAAGCTTTTGGCTGATGTCTACACAGAATTTAGAAACATTAGTAAATTAGAAAATGTTACTCTACAAAAATTAGTGAATAGATCAATGTGGTTATTTAACAATGATCATAGTTATAGAGATAAGATTAAAGACACAAAAAGCTTAAAAGAAAATTATAGAAACGGTTATTAAACTTAGGAGTTTACATGCTTAAAATTGGTGATATTCGTAACGGATACGAAGTTCTACCGCAGGACAAACGAAAAACTGTTCTACTACTTAGTGACGATTTAAGAATGATGTCAGGTGTAGGAAATATGTCTAGGGAGTTTGTACTTGGCACATTACATCAAATAAATTGGGTTCAAGTTGGTGGCGCAATAAATCATCCTGATAAAGGTCAATTAATCGATATGGATCAAGATGTTCAAACTAGAACTGGCGTTCCTGGTGCCTCACTTAAGATCCATCCTACAAATGGCTATGGAAATCCTGATATGCTGCGAGCTCTAATGTCTCATTACAAGCCTGATGCTATTTTGATCTACACAGATCCACGATTTTGGCAGTGGCTATTTCAAATGGAACACGAACTTCGTCAAGAGTTACCCATAATGTATTATAATATTTGGGATGACTTACCTTATCCAATGTGGAATCAAAAGTATTACGATTCAGTTGATGCTCTTTTTAATATTTCAAAACAAACATCTAATATCGTAAAAAATGTAAGAACATCATACGAAGATTGGCAAGTAACTTATATTCCACACGGAATTAATGAGGACGATTTTTATTTGATGGACAAGAATGATAAAAAATGGGATGAGTTTCAAAATTTCAAGCAACAAGCAGTAGGTAATCAAGACAAAGATTTTATACTTTTCTATAATGCAAGAAACATTCGAAGAAAATTAGTTCCTGACATTATCTATGCGTATAGAACATTCTGCGATTCATTAACAAAAGAGCAAGCTAACAAGTGTCTTTTATTAATGCATACCTCACCTTTAGATGATAATGGCACTGATCTTCCAGAAGTGGTTAGGAATCTTTGTCCTAATTATGCTGTCGGATTTTCTCCAAACAAATTAGAACGAGAACAATTAAATTGGCTTTATAACCTTTCTGATTGTAGCATTCTCATTAGTTCAAATGAAGGATTTGGCCTTATGGGAGCAGAATCACTTATTACAGGAACACCATTAGTTGTCAATGTATCAGGTGGAATGCAAGATTACTGTGGATTTAAAAAGGAAGATGGGTCATATTTGACAGTAGATGACTATACAACAGAGTGGGGATCTAATCATGATGGTCGCTACAAAGATCATGGTAACTGGGTTTTCCCAGTATTCCCAACGTCAAGAAGCATCCAAGGTTCACCCGCAACACCTTATATTTCAGACGATCGACCAGATTTTGAGGATGTTGCAGAACAAATAAAGGCAGCATGGAAAATTCGTGGTAAAGAGCTCCAAGCTTGTGGTGTAGAAGGACGTAAATTTATCTTGTCTCCAGAAACAGGAATGTCAGCATCTGAAATGAACAAACGATTCATTCACGATATTTATCAAGTTTTAGAAAACTGGAAACCAAGAAACAGAATAGAGATAACAAATGCTACAACTTGGGATTTCGCAACTCCTGAATTTAATGGACTAACAACAACAAGGAAAATATAAAAATGTACAGACCCACAATGCTAATAACAGCTCCTGTTGCAACTAGATCAGGTTATGGCGCACGATCACGTGATGTCGTTCAATCACTAATTATGATGGATCAATTTGACATTAAAATATTCCCAGTACCTTGGGGAAAAACATCTCAAAACGCACTTGTTGTTGATGATCCTGAAGATATGAAAATCATTTCAAGATTAATAAAGAATGAAAAAGAAATGCAACAAAAACCAGACATTCATATTCATATCGTTGTACCCAATGAATTTATTCCTGTTGGTAAATACAATATCGGTATTACAGCAGGCTTAGAAGCAACAGTTATCCCCCAATCATGGATAGAGGGAATGAACAGGATGGACTTAATCTTGACAAGTTCAAACTTTAGTAAAAAAGTACTAGAAGCTTCAGCATATACTAATAAAAAAACAGGTCAAGTATTGAAACTTGAAAAGCCTATAGAAGTTTTATTTGAAGGTGTTAACACAAAAATTTTCAAAAAGCTATCAAAGAATAGTGAAATTTCTGAGGACCTTGAAAAAGCAATGTCACAAATTAAAGAAAAATGGTGTTTTTTGTTTGTGGGCCACTGGCTCCAGGGAGGTATGGGAGAGGATCGTAAAGATGTAGGGAATTTAATCGCAACATTCTTTAAAACATTCAAAAACAGAAAAGATACAGCTCTTATTCTAAAGACATCAGGTGCAACTACATGCAAAATTGATAAAGAAGACATGTTAACCAGATTAAGAGTAATACGAAAAGCTATGGATATAGATGAAAAAGATCTTCCAAACGTTTATCTTTTACATGCTGATCTTTACGATGATGAAATGAATGAGCTCTACAACCATCCCAAAGTAAAGTCACATATTACGTTTACGCATGGTGAGGGGTTTGGTCGTCCTCTTTTAGAAGCCAGTCTTTCAGAAAAACCCATAATGGCATCTAACTGGAGTGGGCATGTGGACTTTCTCAATACTAATAACTCAATACTATTTCCGGGAGGTCTAGTTGAGGTTTCTGAAAAGTCCTTCCAAGAGGGTATCTATGTCAAGGGACAACAATGGTTTGCAGTAAATTATGGTGCAGCATCAACAGCAATGATGCGTGTTAGAAAAGACTATAAATCATTTGTTCTAAAGGCAAGAAAACAATCACTTTATAATAAAAATAAATATAGTTTTAATGCAATGACTGACCTCTTTAGAGAAATTCTAGATCAAAAATTACCAGTATTTACAGAAACTGTTACAGCATCACTTCCAGAAATACCAAAATTATCACTTCCTAAATTAGAGAAGGTAAGTTAAGATGGAACGTGTCATAACATGCCCAATTTGTGAGTCAACTGATCATTGCTTTGAAGAAATGCAAGAAGATTATAGTAGCTATATGTGCTTTAACTGTGGTTTTATGTCAGATACTAGGTTTACAGATGATGCTGAAGAGACAGTTCAAGGGGATTCTTCTTTGCTAATAAATGAATTAAAAACATTTGACAAAGAAAGAAAAATCTGGTGGTTCCCATCAGTTGTAAATATGGGTGCACTTGGATTAATTTTCCCAGAAGGCTCTATTAACAATTGGTCTTGGAAGTACGCAACAGTCAAGAAAATCTCAAGTAAAGAGAAAAAAGATTTAGGTGATCAATATGAATCAATATTAGATGTTAAAAGTGCTAAAACTTATCAAAAGTATGATTTTTTATCTGCATGTAAAGCGATGGGTATTGTTAAGGATATATAAATGAAGAGAATAAGCTGGAGTAAACTAAAGTCAGGTGAAGTTGTATCTTTTCGCTACAAAGGGAAAAAACCTGGTGCAAAATCAAGATCAAGAACTTGTCTTATACTTAACCCAAAACACATGTACAAGAGAAAAGATGGAAAGCGTGTAAGATTAGTTCACGCAATACAAATAAAAGCTTCACCTTCAAAATCAGATGCACCTATTTTGACAGAAGGTGCAATTAAAAAGATTTTAAAGAAAGCAGGATCTGTAATGAAAATATCTGAGGGTTCTTACAGAGTAGTTTCAGACAAGAATTACAGAGGTCAGTACAAAGAATTGAAAAATATTCTGAGTCAGTTCCCAATTTACAGGACATTTAGTTGGCATATATGTAACACGAGAGCTCTTTTTATTAAAGAAGATTTTGAGTGGCCAAAAGAATTAATTAAAGAATGGGAAAATACATCAATACCGGAAGTTGACGAAGAGGATATTTAAAAATGGTTATAAGTTATGCGATAACAACACATAACGAGCACAAAGAAATAGAAGAGTTGATAGGATTTCTCCTTAAGCATAAAGATCCAGAAGATGAAATTGTTATTCTCGATGATTACTCTGATCAAAGGACATGGAGAGTTTTTGATAGATTTATTCATGACAAAAGTAATAATATAAAGTTAGTAGAGAGAGCTTTAGAGGGTAACTTCTCAAATCAAAAAAACTTCTTAAATGAACAATGCACAGGTGACTGGATAGTAAACATTGATGCAGACGAAATACCCCACAAGAATTTAATTTCAAATATTAAATCACTCATCTCAGCAAATCCTGATATTGAATTATACTGGGTACCGAGGATTAACACGGTAGATGGTTTAACAGAAGAACACATTAATAAGTGGAAATGGAATATAAATGAGAAAGGATGGGTTAATTTCCCAGACTCACAGCAAAGAATTTATAAGAATTGTAAATCAATTACATGGCAAAAGCCCGTGCATGAAAGATTAGTGGGTGCAAAACAAGACTCATATCTCCCCTTTGAAGAGATTTGGTGCTTTTATCATCACAAGAAAATCAGTAAGCAGGAAAAACAAAACAAGCTCTATGCATCTTTATAAAACATTTGATTGGACAGTTGATGAACCCTTTAGAGAGGGATGTAAAACTGATTTAACTAATGAGGAACTTAGTATAATAAGAAGCGATGTAAAAATATCTTCTAAGTTTAATAAATACTTGATGGGCAAAAGTGTTATTGTTGTTGGGCCTTCACCATATCTACAAGGACTTGGTCGAGGCGCATCAATTGACAAATATGATATTGTTGTAAGATTAAACAAAGCATGGCAACCAACTAAAGAATTAGAAAAAGATTACGGCCAAAAAACAAATATACGTTACCACTGTATGATGGAACATGAAAATAACGGTGGCCAATATGATATTGATAGCATGGTTGAACATGGTGTCGAATGGCTCGCATCACAATTTCCATATAACTTAAGCTATTTTCACAATGATAACAAGAATTTTGACAAGCAAAATAACAAAAGGATCAATTTCCATGTGCCCTCAGATCTTATTTATCACTTAAACACACATATATCAATGGAGACAAGGTCAAACGTAGCAACATCAGCAATTTTAGACTTAATAAACTATGATGTAAAAACACTCCACTTAACAGGTATATCATTCTTTCAAGATGGGTGGGTTGGAGACTATAAAGCAGGTTCTACAAATAATGACAAATCTGGCAAATATAATGGTATGATAAATATGCAGAAAGAAGGTCACTCACAAGAACCTCAAATGCACATTATAAAATTGTTATGCCAAACAGAAAATAAATTTACATTAGACAACGAAATACATGAGTTATTAAAATGAGAAATAGAGTAATTTATCTTTTGGGATACACAAAACCACATCAACATACGAATTGGTACCCGTGGCTAAGGTTTGAAAAAGTATTAAAGCATTTGGGTTATGATGTAAGATGGGTAGAAAAAGAAGATATTGGTAATGAAAAAAATCGGATTTTTATTTCATGGTGTGAACCAGACTTAGTCTGGCTTATCAATGAAGGAATCTATAAACCAGGTGATGTGATCTTACAAAAACTAACAGCATTGGGTAATTACGATTCTAATGTTACATGGGGTAATACATGGGACGAGTGTGAAGAGTGGTGCAAAACTTGGAGGTGGACACCATACAAATTAGTAGAAGATGCATTAGACGCAGGAGTTAATATCTACTCTTTTGGATGTAAAACTAGATATGAAGAGTTTCCAGAGAAGAAACGAATTGTTAATAAATTAGAAAAAGAAAACAGAATATTTTGGGTTCCCTGGGGTTCATCTTTGTATGATTGGGATGAGATTCAAAATGCTAAACCAGTAATGGATAATTTTAAAGCTGACTTAGGCTTCGTTGGCAGCATTTGGGGTAAAAAAGGCAGAGGAAATATTGATTCAGTTGAACAATTCTTGCAACCTCTGAATACAGGAAAATATACATGGAACTTAGCAGGTATGGGAACACAACGAGGTCCTGTAGAAGATAATGAGCATAAAAAGATACTAACATCATCAAAACTATGCCCAATCATCAACGCACTATCTTGGAAAGTTGAACATGGTATCCAGGATAGATTCTGGTCTGTTTTCACAGCAGGAAGATTTGGTGTTGCTGATTCTCCGGGGGTTTTAGATTTCTTCAATGAAGATGAAGTTGTTTGGTCGCGACATGCAGATGAATACAAAGAACTTTCAGAGTATTATATCAAGAATGTTGATAAACAATTACCGTTTATACAGAAGATTCAAAAAAGAATCAAGACAGAGTATAATTGGTACAACACCTGGGACAATATTATTAAAAAATTACATTAACAACAAAACAGTTTATATATATATAAAACAGGTTATAAAAACATGTTAAAGACCTTTACAAAAAACACTATTTATGAAAATATATTATGCAAAATATAATCACTTCAGAAACAGATGTAGTTAAAGTTTTAAAAGCAGATGGCTTAGACAACATACAATGGGAAACTTTACAAAAATATGAAAATGCTACAACAACAAACTTATCAAGTCTTAGAGCAGAGTTTGGTGTAGATAAATCCTGGGCAGTTAGATTAGCATATAATGACGCATTCGGCGGGGTTATAATTAATCAACAATCAGGTGAAGGAAACAGGAAACATTATCACCCAAACGCTGATGAAAATTGGGTTATACTAGATGGCGAGTGGGAGTGGTGGATTGACGGACAGGGAACAAAAAAAGTTTCACAAAATGATATAATTATTGTAAAAAAAGGAACACTTCATCTTATTACATGTATATCAGGACCGGGTGCTAGGTACGCGATAACAAAACCAGATGTAGAACATGTCTATATACACTAAGAAAGTACTAGTTGTTGGCGGCAGTCGAGGAATCGGCAAAGGTGTCACTGAAGCTTTTCAGAGTTTGGGATACGACACTTATTATTTCTCAAGAAGTAAAAAAGAAGATAATAGAATACCAAGCATAAGACCCTTTCATTACTCAACTCATATTCCTGTGAATATAAAAAATGAATCTGGCATCATAAGAGGATTTGAAGAATTCGACAAGAAAGAAGGTAAACTAGACATTTTAGTAAACGTTGCAGGAATAAATTATTGCAAAAACCATGAAGATATTTCATCATGTGAATGGGATGAGGTTTTAGATACTAATCTAAGATCTTTTTTCTTGACAATTAAAGAAGCTGTCAAAAGAATGAAGTACGGTAGTAAAATCGTCAATGTCTCATCAATTGCAGGACGAAGTAAGAGTATTGTCAGTGGGGTTCATTATACAGCATCTAAGTCAGGTATCATTGGACTAACAAGACAATTTGCACAAGAACTTGGTCCCAAAGGAATTAATATAAACTGTGTTTGCCCAAGTCAAACTTTAACTGATATGTTACAACAATCTATGAGAGAAGAACAGATACAAGAGTTAGAAAGAACTATACCTCTAAAGCGACTAGCAACAGTTACTGAGATTGTTGATCCAATTTTATTTTTATGTTCAAATAAAAGCAACTATATTCATGGTGCATGTTTGGATATCAATGGGGGACAATTTTAATGTCAACAGGTATAACAGCAGTTGTTGCAGTCAGAAGTGGATCGCAGAGAATCAAAGACAAGAATTTACAAAAGATTGGTAGCAAAACTTTACTTGAAAGAAAGCTAGAAGTCTTAGCCCTTCTCAAGGCCGCAGGTTTTATTGAAGAAATAATAGTTAATAGTGATTCTGACTTAATGCTCTCAATTGGTGAAGATTATGATTGTTCAATACACAAACGTGAGGAATACTATGCAAGTTCAGAGTGTACTAATTCTGAATTTCATAAGCACATTGGAGAAATAACTAATGCAGAACACATTTTTCTTGCACCAGTTTGTTCACCCTTTATTTCAGTCAAAACACATGAATCAGCAATTAAGTTTTATCTAGAAAATAGCTATGATAGTATCACATCAATTACAGAAGTTAAAAATCATTTGTGGCTTGATGGTTATCCACTAAACTATGATTTAGATGATGTACCAAACAGCCAGGATCTTCCTGAAATTTTTAAATTAAATTACGGTATTACAATCGCAAAAAGAGATGTACTAAGAGGAATGTCAAGAGTTGTAGGTGATAATCCAGGGTTCATCTTAACAGATGAAGTTGAGTCAATTGATATAGACACACCATTCGATTACGCAGTGGCAAAAGCTATCTACTCAGATAACGAAATCTATAACTGGGGAGAATTTTACAACTTCTAATGAAAGTATTGGTAACTACACACCCTTTTACTGTGCCTGTTGATGGGTTTAATAATGTAACATATAACACAAAAAAGATGAAGTATACACAGCGAGAGATTCTTTCGCTTCTAAAAAAAGTAAACCCAGAAATAATAATAGCAGGCACAGAAAATTATGGAAAACAGGAACTTGATTTATGTAGTAACTTAAAATTAATTTCCAGAGTTGGTATTGGTGTATCATCAATCAATCTTCAGGAGTGTAAAAAAAGAAATATCAAAGTCTATAATACACCTGATGCACCCACAAATGCAGTTGCAGAGTTGACAATTGCATTTATATTATCAGCTTTGAGGCTTCATAATCAAAAAATTTGGAAAAAGTCCTTAGGTAGAGAGCTAAGTGAATGTGTCATTGGAATCGTCGGGTACGGCAGGATTGGGAAAAAAGTAGAAAAACATTTAAAGTCTTTCTCACCAAAGGGAGTACTTGTAAACGACATCGAGATAGAAGACACAACTACTTTAGAAGAGATCTATAGAGAGTCTGATATAATCACATTCCATGTTCCCAAGCTTAGCAAACAAATTGAAAAATCTGATTTTTCTCAAATGAAAGAAGACGTAATTCTAGTCAACACATCAAGGGGTGAAATCTTTAATGAGAAGGACTTGTACAAGTGGCTTGTGCAAAATAATAATGCAATTGCTGCTTTAGATGTATTTGAAAATGAGCCCTATGATTGGAATTCTGGATTATCAATTCTCAAAAATGTAATCATGACACCCCATATTGGTAGCTATACAAAAAAAGCAAGACACAAAATGGAAACTGAAGCAATTAAAAATATTCAAAATGCATAAAAAACAAACTATAATTATTACAGGCGGGAATGGATTCTTGGGCAGTTATATAGCTGCTGCAGCTGTAAAGCTTGGTTACTTTGTGAAGGTTATTGATGTCACCCCACCATTAGAAAATAATGAGAACATTGAGTCAATAGTTGGTTCAATACTTGACAAGGGGGTACTTAATAGATCAATTAGTAAAGGTGATATTGTCTTTCACTTAGCAGGCATATCTGATATTGATGAGTGTCTTCTAGATCCAGTCAAATGTGTAACATATAATGTATTGGGAACGACCAAGTTATTACAAGTATGTGTTGAAAAAAGAATTGCAAAATTTATTTTTGCTAGTAGTATGTACGCAGGTGGAAATCATGGAGGATTTTATTCATCTACAAAGAAGACGTGTGAAATGATCATTAAAGACTTTCATAACTTTTTTAATTTAAAATATTCTCTACTTCGTTTTGGCACAATCTATGGTCTCGGCGCGCCAGAAACAAATAGCATTGAAAAATTCCTAACAGAGGCACTTGATAGCAATCAGATAAATTATACAGGGGACGGAACTGAAATTAGAGAATATATCCATGTTGAGGATGCGGCAGACTTAAGCTTAGCAGCAATAAGAAGTAGTCAGGATAACAAAACCCTAGCAATAACAGGTTCTTACAAGACGAGAACTAGTGATCTGTTTAATATTATAAGGGAACTAATGGGAGGAGACTTAAAGATTAATTTTAAAACAAATATTACAGAAGGCAGGACAGAATCACATTACAAAGTTTGTCCTTATACATACACAAAAGATCGTGTTTTCAAGTTGACTAAGAATACTAATAGAGAGCTCAATGATGCATTGCTTGAAATACTAGAGGATAAATAATGTATACAAATTTAGAGTGGAGGTACAACACACTAGTAGATACTAAGGCTTGGAAAGACTTGAGTGAGAAGTTTTCACTATCAACAGAGATTTATTTGTGTAGTCACGGAGGTAATACAGCAATCACCCGACACCTCGGCACAGATCTAATGCGCTTAATGAACAATGATAAAAAGTTCCTATCACCTGACTCAGATACTGTAGCAATATGGCATGGCGACTACGACTACAAAACATGGTTATCAGATTGGCTGACATCACAAATTAAGGACCACAAAAACCATTTTGCACTTGTAATCGGCTTTTCAGCATCAGGTAATTCCCCAGATGTAAATGAAGCCCTCAAATGGGCAAGTAATCATAATATTGATAATTTTTTAATTACTGGAAATTTTGAAGGTAAGCCAGCAAAGAATACTATAGATATAAATACATCACACTATTACAAATACGAAATTTTAATTATCATGTTGATGTACAGACTTTATGAGGAAGCAGGATACACAATCCCAAAACTTAAAACGAGACAATAATGGCAGATAAAGACATAAGAGAAAATAGTTTTCAAGATGAATTAACAAATCTAGCAATAGACTTTGATGGTGTAATTCACAAGTGCTCAAAGGGCTACTATGATGGTACAATTTATGATGAGCCCGTTGAGGGATCATTCGAATCTTTAAAACTGTTATCAGAGCAATATGACATTATAATTTTTACAGCAAAAGCTAAGCCTGATAGAGGTCTCGTTAATGGTAAGACAGGTACAGTGCTTGTTTGGGAGTGGTTGGAAAAATATCAAATGGACAAATACGTAAAGCTAGTTACTTCAGAAAAACCCAGAGCAGTTTGCTACATAGACGACAAAGGAATTAGATTTACTGATTGGGATAGAGCACTTGCTAATTTAGAAAACGTAGGAATTTTAAAATGAAGAAAGATCTTTATGTTTTAGTAGCACATATTGATGATATTGAATTGTCTTGCTGGGGATATATCAATAAACATGCAAATGACTATGATAATATCAACTTGATAATAGCATCAGATTGGGAAAGAAAAGATAAAATCTGGAGAGGCAATATTGACTTAATGTCTTCACACCTCAAAAATAAAGAATTTAACTATATTAACTTAAAGTTTCCACAAAGGAAGTTGCAAACAAATCTTGATGATCTAAAAGATAAGTTTTACGGAATTATTAACTTTGATCAAAGGTTTGACATTCTTACTCACGATGACAAAGACTGTCATACTGATCATCTTGCTATTAATATGATTGCAATGGGAATGTATAAGTACACAAACAAATTTATAACTATTTACTCACCAAGTTCTTCAAAATTTAAGACTAATTATTGGATACCACTTGATAAAGATGCTTGGGACATTAAAGTAAAAATGTGTAACAAGTATAACATTCAAGCAGAACAATCATATACAAAACTTGGCTACTATTTACAGAGTGAAGAACACTATAACATCGGAAAGACATATCAAATGGAAAACTTTGTTCATAATGATTACGAACATTATGACGTCTACAGGATACTAAAATGGCTTTAATTAGCATACACAATAATACAGGCAAAGTTAATAGAACATTATGTTCTATTAATGATTTATAGCATGGAGACTAAATAATGAAAGTTACAATCCACCAACCAGAACATTTCCCATATTTGGGATTCTTTCAAAAAATGAACAAAGCTGATATTATTGTGATCCTTGATAATGTTAATTTTAGAAAGAATTATTTTCAGAATAGGAATAGATTTAAAAATTCACAAGGTGTTGAAGAATGGTTTACAATACCTGTCCCGAAAGACGCTGTCAAGAAGCAAATCAAAGATGTTAAACCATCTGAAACAAACTGGCGAACTAAAATACTAAAAAAACTTTCTTATAACTTCAAATTAGACTTAACACATGTGTATGAGACAGAACTATTAGCAGACATCAACATCAGAAGTATTGTATATTGTGCTGGTAGACTGGGAGTCGATACACCTATCATCCGCGCTGCTACGCTATCTGCAGAGGGCTCTAAGTCAGAGTTACTAGGGAACATTTGCAAAGAATTAAATGCGAAAGAATACATTAGCGGCCCATCAGGACGAGACTATTTAGACCTTAGTTACTTTGAAGGAATTGATGTTTCATTTTTTGAACCCAATGTACCCAATTTATACACAACACTGGCTAACTTATGAAAATAGACTATTGTATTTCAGAACAAGGAATGACTGGAAAATTTTTAGTAAATGAACATCCCCACATGAGAGTACTTGAGACCCAAATATACACATGGGATGCATTTGCTCTTCCAATTGACAAGGTTCTAACAGAAGACACAACATACGAAGGAAATGTTGTCGTAGCTCTCCCTAAAGGTGATATGGAAAAACAGATAATTCACTGGTTAGTAAAAACGCACTTTAATGCTATTCAAGAAATTAAGAAGAAGTTTTCTGGAAAAGTTTTATTTTATCAAGACGGAGAAGTAGGGTATTGGAATCAACATGACACAGTTTTACAAATTTGGTGGTATAACAATGTTTCAGCATGTGACAAGATTCTTTGTCCTAATTTATCAGATGTCAATTATTATAAAGGAATGTTCAAAAATATACCAGTATCTGTAGTAAGGAGCATCATGCTTCCGCAAGAGAAGAAAAATCTTAAACAAGAAAACAAGGCAATAATCTCAGGACCCTTTACTCGTGAGTATAACGGTCTTCAACAAACAATCATCGCAAAGGAATTTGATTGTGGCATTTATATTCCTCCAATGGGCAAGTCTAGAATGCCCAAAGATTCTTGGGAGACTGCTCCTGCATTTGGAGTTAATTATTTAGAATATGTTGACTGGAAAACTTGGATACAAAATTTGCAATCTTACAAATACGCAGTAAATCTTCCGGGCACATCTGCATCAGCAAGTTTTAGCTTAAATTGTGCTTACTACGGAATTCCTTGTATCGGTGAGATAAAAGCTGACACACAAAGATTATGCTATCCAGAATTATCTGTTCAGACGTATGATATTCAGTCAGCAATACAATTAGCAAGAAAATTAAAAGAAGACAAAGAGTTTTACATAAAGTGTAGCCAAACAGCAAAAAGGGTGTTTAAAGAAGAGTTTAGTCAAAAAAAGTTTTTAGAGGTCGTTAAAGATGAGTATTGATGACATTACTTATAGCAATACTACATGTTACTTAAAAAATAAAAAACTGGAATAATAATGGTTAAAAAAACAGATAATACACACATAACAAAGATTGACAGATTTATGTATCCTGCAGTATCAACAATGATAGATCGATATGTGCTTGCATCACATTGGACCAAGGAAAAGACTGTGTTGGATGCTGCGACTGGATATGGCTACGGCGCAGGAATTTTGCAATCTCTTGGCTCAACTAGCGTTATAGGAATAGATTTAGACAAAGACGCAATTACTAACTCGAATAAAAGATTTGAGTCAGATAAGTGCAAGTTTGAAGTATGTGATATTTTCGACTTAAGTAGTAAGTTTAATAAAGACCAATTTGAAGTTTGTGTTTCAATAGAAACATTTGAACATCTACCCCCAGATAGAATCGATCAATATCTACAATCTATAAGTAGTGTTACATCTGAAACTCTTGTTATTACTACCCCCAAGAGGAAAACACCAACATGGACTTACAATGGGGGAACACATCTATATGAATACGACCCAAAAGAATTTACAGAAATATTATTCAGAAATTTTAAAGACTGCGACATAACTGGGTTCGGAATAATTGAGGTGCCTCTCCAGACGTTTAACATGCCGGGAATTGACAAACAATGGGGGTCAACGCTAACTGCTGATTTAAGCCAGTCATGGATTATGGTCGGTGTTATACAGAAATGAAACAAATTACATTCGTAATACCAACAAGAAACAACTTAGAATTTTTAGAGCTTGCATACCATTCAATAAGGAATTTGTCAGGAAATCATGAGATCTTGATTTTAGATGACGCAAGTACGGATGATACTAGCAAATGGTTAGAAAATCTAAAAGATGATAAATTAATAATTCATACAAATCCTGGGCCTGAAAGGATTGGTATAGTAGGAATGTTTGATAAAGGCATTGAGTTGGCAACAACAAAAATTATATGTGCTTTTCATGCTGATATGGTTGCTGGGAATAACTTTGATATTAACATCTTGAAACATCTCAGGAAAGGAATCGTAGTTTCTGGAACAAGAATAGAACCACCTCTTCATCCTCCGGGTCCTGAAAAAATAATTCATGACTTTGGTAGTGAAGTAAAGACATTTGAGATGAGCAAGTGGATTGAGAATAATACATCATTTGAAAATGAAAAAGTAACTGATGGTATTTTTGCTCCCTGGTGTATGTATAGAGAAGATTTTCTATCAATTGGAGGCCATGATAAATTATTCGCACCTCAGTCAAGAGAAGATTCAGACTTGTTTAATAGATTTAAACTAAATGGATATGAGATTATTCAATCCTGGGATGCACTAGTTTACCACTTTACCAGCAGGGGAAGTAGATATAACAAACTTTCAGGTGGTGACACAGGAAAGGATAGTCCTGAGTGGAAAGCGACTAACTCTAAGAACGTAAGGAATTTTATCAGAAAGTGGGGTACAGAGGTTCTACATAACTCGACGTTGAATCCAATAGTTGCACCCATATATAACATAGGCTTTGTAGTTCACAATTGTAATATTGAACATCTGCACATGTTAGAACCTTGGTGTTCTAATATTTTTATTGATAATGAATTTGTTGTCTTGGACTACATTGACAGAGAACAGCAAAATACATTGATAGATCTAAGTAACAAATGCTATGGCGGAGAATCGTATAAAAAGAAATGTAAAAATGATATTATCGTTGAGTTCGATTTAAAACAACTTACACAGCAAGACGGTGATATGATAGCAAAATTCCCGTGGATATTTAACGATAGTGGTGAGACAGGTAAGTTCAAACTTGGGAACTTTAATATAGAGATTTTAAAACTCCAAGAAAACCAAAATGATAATATATTTATTAAAGAATAATTTTACAAAAAAAAGACAAAAATAGGTTTCATTTGTCAATAAACATAGCTAGATTCTAATATGGCAACAACATACTATATCATGCTTTCAGATGACGGTCAAGCAGAGCTAGACTTTGATGCAAATACTCTTGGAGATGAAAGTTTTGGCACATTCTATGCTAATAGGGGAATGAAATCATTAATGTCTATTGTGAATAATCACCCAGAAATGCTAGAAACTTTAACTATTGTCCAGGACTCAGGGAAAAAATTCACAATTACAGAATTTTTAGATAAATTAAGTAAGTGGAAGGTATTGTATAATTGACATGAAAAATAATTGGATAGATTACGAAGAAGAATTTGAAGCACTAGAAGAGAGTGAGCTTATTTGCAACAGTAAAAGAAAAAAGAAGAAATTGAATCATAAAGAGGCAAAAAAAATAAAGGAAAAAAAGAGAAATGAAATACAATATCCTAAAAAACATAAACATATGGCTATGAAACTTTAATAAAAATTAGTGTATAATAAAAAAGATATTATGATAAAAGGACCCTTCTCATATAGTGGAAACAAGTACAGAATTTGGAACAAGTACCTAAAAGATGTCATGAAATCGTATAGTCGGATACATGAACCATTCGTGGGATCTGGTGTGTGTATGTATAATTCAAATAATGGTGGAAATTCCATAGATATTGATTTAAATGTAGTAGCATTACATAATGCTTTAAAAGATCCAGGTTTAGTTTCTAAAATAGAAGATTGTTATAATTCTTACTTTTTAAATTCTACTGATTTTAAGAAATCTTTCTTAGAATTAAGAAAAGATTTTAATGTACTATATTCTATTAACGGACATACTGATTCTTCTAACGTACATATGCTTTATGTCTTATTGCAATTATCATTTAACTCTCTATTAAGGTTCGGTCCAAATGGTTACAATGTGCCGTATGGAGAAAAGGTATTTGATTTAGATAGAATAAAGTCTCATGTCAATGTAGTAGTAAACAAGGATATTAATGTTAAACACGGGACGTATCGCGATTTAGATTTATCTAATATAGATAAAGAAAATGATTTAATCTATTTTGATCCACCATATGTCGCTTCTAAATTTCAATACGGCGGCTGGAATAAGTCAGATGAAATAGATCTACTAGAATATATCGATGAATTAGACTCTTTAGGATATTCTTTTATATTATCAAATACGTTCTCACATCGCGGGGTTAATAACGAAGAATTAATACAATGGTCTAAGGGTTATAATTCTAAATTGATTAAAATGTCGTATAACGCATGGGCTGCTAGAGTTTCATCAGTTGAAAGAGAAGATAATACGGTTGAGGTAGTTATAACGAATATAGAATCTGCGTTTTCTGATCTGTCTGACGCGCACGCACCTGAGATTAATAAAACTCCTCTTTTTTAAAAATAATAAAAATAAAATAAAGGAAAAAAAGAGAAATGAAATACAATATCCTAAAAAACATAAACATTAGTCTAATAATACTTTTGCTTACTGGGTGTGAGAATACAGTTGTTGAGCCAGTCAACTCAAGATACGGTGATATTACTATTTGGGTTGAGTTAATTGAATCAATCGATGTTAATAGCGGGACATGGCAATCTATTGAATCAGTTAATGGTATAATGCTATCTAGCGACGTTGATGTAAAAAATATAAGAATTGAGTGGTCTTCAAATCTCTTTTGGATCGTAGGTAACTCATCTGGATATTTTAAGTTAGATTGTAGAACATGTGACAGTGGGCTTTGGTATGATGATAATGGAAGTACACAAATGGATTATAACTTCCATACAATGTCACCAGTGACAAACCAAGTCTCAATTGTAGATGAGAATGGAAATTTTAAAAATATCATTGCGCCTGTGAGCTCTATGGAAAACACAACTATGATGTTATGGTGGAATGTTGGCAATAGTTACATAGACTCGATGGAAGTAGTGCTAAATTGAACTACATCTTAAGCGGCAAGAATGATAATATCATTGACAAAGTAAATTTAGATTGTTCCATTACAGAAGCTAAGTTATTCTTTCTAAAGAGAAAAAATATTGATGAAGGTGGTTCGATTCCACCATTGGGCACAAATGAACTTGTATTATTTGTTATTTAGATATTTATCAATATGACAAACATTCAACATTTACTAAAAGAAACAGATATTAGAAGCTGGAAAGGTGTAGTGGACAAATTAAAAACAGAGTTACTAGAAGATACTAAAGTTACAAAAACAATTGCTATCTATTCTGGTCGGTTTCAGCCTTACCATCGCGGACATCATCATTCATACAAATTCTTAGTTAAGAAATTCGGAAAGAAGAACGTTTATATAGCCACTTCAAACAAGACAGGCGACAAATCTCCATTTGACTTTAACGAAAAACAAGCAATAATTTCTAAGATGTTTAAGATTCCGAAGACTAACATAATTCAAGTAAGAATCCCATATAATCCTGTTGAGATAAAAGCTTTATTCGATGAGAAAACTACTGCATTAGTAGTTGGTCTTGGAGAGAAAGAAGATGTTAGTAGATTACTTGGTAAGTACTATGAAACATACACGGGTGCTGATATGGAAAGTTTCGATACAAAAGGGTATGTAATTTCAGTTCCGCAGCTTCAGGTGAAAATTAATGGTATTACTATTAGTGGCACTGAAGTACGAAAAGCTTTTAAAGGCGACAATCCTCAAGATACTTTTAAGTCATTATATGGAAAAATTAATACATCTATTTACAGTATCTTTAAGAGAAAATTCAATATCACAGAAGGAATTTTGTCTGAGGGTATCAAACACATAGAGGATCTCAAGCCTAAAGATCTGCTTGTGTTTTTAAAGCTATGGAATGAAGATAATACAAAATTTGAAGTCAATGAAAAGGTGGATGGTCACTTTTTTCAATTTGGAATTAAGGGCGGACGATTCTACTCTGGATCAAAGACTAAAACTGTTAAAAGCGAAAAAGAATACCCATCATTGTACTTCTATGAAGATTTTGTTAGGTATCATAAATTACTAAAGAAAATACCATACAAGAAAATAGTAGATAAATACGCAAAGAAATATGGCATTGAGGGAAACACTAAAAACATATCTATTGAATGTGAAGCGATACCATCTTGGGACTACAATATAGTACTGTATAACCCGGAAACAATCGGGGACGGCATTGTAGTATTGTTTAAAATTATAGTTGATGGAGTAGAAACACCCATCGCATTCCACGATGTATTTGCTAAAGCTGTGAATACAGAAACATCTATCACATTCTACTCTAATCCAAAGGTAAACTTAAAGAAAGTTCATTTTGAAGAGAAATATGAAATATTATTAAGTAAGTTAATTGAAAAATACGGTAACCTACTAAACACACCAGCAAGAAAGCCTCATCATAAAAAAATCAAATATCAAATACAGAGAATAGCCAATTTGATTGGAAAGAAGATGAAAGGTAAAGTTCTGCAAGTTGATTTTCAGAGAGCATTTGGTGATGAAGACGAAGGTCTTGTATTATATGTACCGGATGGTAATGTGGTTAAGATAGTTGATAAATCACAGTTTACAGCACGCAAAGAGCGGAATTGGAAGTATATGAATGACTTACAGATTGCTGAAAAAGAACTAGGGAAAAGTATAAAATTAAATCCGAAGAAACTTGAACAATATTTAGTTCAACTCGAGGCAAAGGTCAAGCTCATCGCAGCAGCATTTAAAGCAGATGGTGATGAGATGATAACAATCCCCAAGAAACGTGAAGATACAAAAAAAGCTATTTTACTTACAATCACTAGAATTAAAAATATGAGAGCAAAATTAAAGAGTAATGAGCCAGAAATTGTTTCTCAAATGTTCTTAGACAGAGCAGTTGATTAAGGAGATAACAAAAATGTTAACAAAAACTAATTTAAGGAAACTAATACGAGAAGAGATTAAACGTATGTTACTTGAAGGGGGAAATGTTTTTAGTGATGTGAACTCTGCAGTTCCGAGTGAGCACTTAGATGCTACTATTAAAAAATCACTCGTTGATGCAGGGTTAAAAAAATTGAAGTATACAATTATTGGTAACTATAAGAAACCGTTCCTGGGTGACATCGACATAGCAGTAGATGCATCAGTTATAGCAAAAACTATGAAATTTAAAGGTGATGCAACTGAGTTCTGGGGAGAGTTAGATAAGTTCTTCAGTAAAACTAAAATTAAGGATCATAAAATTAACAAGGGGTTAAAACAGGCTCATTTCATTACACCCCTCATAGATAAAAGTGGAAAACAATTATCTGCAATAGATAAGGATGGTAATGACTTAGACTCACCTGGGTTCGTTCAAATTGATGTAATGATTGGTGATCTAGAATTTATGAAAAAATCTCTATCAGCAGCTGATTACAGGAGTAAGTATAAAGCTGTTTATCGCAATTTATTGATAGCAGACATATTTTCACAATCCATACTAAAAACCAAAGATCCTGATATTAAGAGAAAATTCCAAATGAACTGGAAAAATGGTGTAGAGATAGTTGATTTTACTACTAATGAAAAAGGTAAACGAGTTAAACTTAAAGTTAAAAAAATCATTGGTGATATGGATAAGCTTGCAAAATTTCTATTTGGGTCTAATCATACCTTCAAAGATATAGACTCATTTGAAAAGCTATACAAACTAATGAAGTCTAGTAACTTCTTATTCAAAAAATTTAATAATAAAATTATTGATGCCTACAAGACATCTCTACAGCGTTACAAACTTCCAGCTCCAAATGAGATCAAATAGTGGGAGGCTGGGAATCATCTAAAACGCAAGGTACTAAGTTGACACCTGCAGTTGCTAAATTATCAATAATAGCATTTGAAAAATTTATATTAAGATTTAATAAGTTTCTAAAACAGAATCAATTAGACCCTATTGGTAAGATGATTCCAGTGGGCTCAACAAGCTATGTTAAACAAGATTTAGACAATAATATTGATAAAATCTATGGTGATGTTGACATGATGGTAGAAATACCTATTGCTGTAGAACAGAAGGATGATTTTAGAAAAGAAGAAAATAAAATTAGAAGACAGTATAACGACGCATTCAAGCAATTCATCAAGTCAGGGAGTGTTAAAAACGTTGAAGTTAATGATACATTACACACTAATGCTAAATCTATAATTTTCAATCTAAATAATAATATGTTCGCACAAGTCGACTTAATTTGGACGTTTAAACCTTATGTAGAGTGGATGACTGGTAGATATAAACCTGAGTACGGATTCAAAGGCTTCAACATAGGCAATCTATACAGTGCTCTTGGTGCTGTTTTAACATTAAGTTTTGGTACAGAAGGGGTATTAGCACGATTCAAAGACGATATACTGGTTACTGGAAACAAACGTAAAGGTGTCATTTACAAACTAATTTCAACAGATATTGGAAAGTTTATGTTACACGCAACTAAATTTTTAATTAAAATCAACGATCCGTCTATTGATATAAAAAAAATTATTATTGATCCGCTTCTTAAGAAACACAAAGGAATCAATACAGACAATGTAAGCATTAAAGACTTTTGTCTTGGCATCAAAGGTATGGCAAATACTCTCCAGGCGAATGGAGTCTTAGGACATAAAGGATTAAGTAACATTAAGGACACTAAAGATTTTATTACAAAAGTTAGAGCAGAGTATGCTAAGAGAATGAGGAGTCAATCAAGCCTCAAGAATCCAAAGTATGCAAAAGCTAATTCACCTGAAGCTTCTCAAATGATCAAGGACACACGAAGGAATGCACTGGACGCAATGAAGATTGTAAGCAAGTTTTTAAAATAAAAGTTTTAACACACGAGAGGTTTTTTGAGTAAGAACACATACGTTACATCAGATACACATTTCACACATAAGAATATCATTAAGTTTCAAAATAGGCCATTTAGCTCTATTGACGAAATGGATACTGCATTAATAGAGAACTGGAATAGCATAGTTAACAAAGATGATGAAGTATACCATCTGGGCGATTTTGGCTGGAAAGACAATGCTGCCAACTTAAAGATTTTAAAACAACTTAATGGAACAAAGTACTTAGTACGAGGCAACCACGACTTCTGGCTGATTCAGGATAAGCAGATTCAAAATGAATTCGAGTGGATAAAAGACTATCACGAAATTAAGCTACCAGAGGGTATGATTGTTATGTGCCACTATCCTTTCACTACATGGAATATGAGTCACTACGGATCAATCAACTTGTGTGGTCATACTCACGGTTCATTAAAAACATTACCACATCAATTTGACGTTGGCGTTGACGTTTTTAATTTTAAGCCAATTCCACTAGATTCATTTATTTAACGCAGTATAAGGAGTTGATACGTATTAAAAAAACAAATCAAGAAACTAAAAAGAGAATCCAGGAAATAATAGCTCAAGACTTTACTAAGCTAAGCAGAATAATTCCTTGGGACGGGATGCACAAACAAACAGTTAATAAAATAATGAAAATAATTAAAGATTTTTATTTAAAATAAACGAACAAAGTCCTTTCATGTTAAGCTTTTAAGTGTTAGATTCTATTGTCAATTAAATAAACAATACAAAGGTTACATAACAATATGAAATTTTCTAAAATCAACCATAACACGAATTACTGGGCAGGAAATCTTACTGGGTCCAGTGACATGTGGTGGAGAACAGATCAGGAAGTCAAAAAGGGGAAAGATTTAATCGCCCTGAGTGCTTATCGACGTGCTATCTCAAACTTTGTTAACATCGTTACTAAGCGAACAGATATACCTGTTAGATTTTCATCAGGTTCAGAATCTTATACAGATGGCAAGGCTGTTACATTATCAGCCAGTATGAATGATAAGAACTTTGATCCAATGGTTGGGTTAGCTCTTCATGAAGGTAGTCATATCGCTCACACAGACTTTGAAGAGATTACAAACTTAGACAAAATCGTTCAAGAACATTATACGACAGAATGCATGGATGAAAATAATGGGCGAAGATTTTTTCGAGAATCTTTAGAATCTATCAAAAACTTATTCAATTATATTGAAGATAGACGTATTGATCAACTTACATTCAAGGATGCTCCAGGATACAAAGGTTACTATCATTCGATGTATAACAAATACTTCCATTTCTCTATCATTGATAAAGCTTTGAAGTCTGATGAGTATCGTGATGTAACATGGGAAAGTTATTTCTTTAGAATTATTAACTTTACAAATAAGAACACTGACTTAAATGCTCTACCCGAATTACGGAACATTTACAGAACTATCAACCTTCAAAACATCTCAAGGCTTAAGACCTCTAGGGACGCAATCAACGTGGCTTTGGAGATTTTTGATATAATCCTTCCTTTGTTAGCTTCTGATAGTGAGAATAACGAAAAAGAATCTGAGGATGATACTGAATACAAACAAAAAGACAAATCATCCAACGACGAAGGTGAAGATAATAGCCAAGACGAAGGTGAAGATAATGAATTAGAGAATTTAGATCTACCAAGTCTTACACCCTCACAAAAGAAATCATTGCAAAATGCAGTGAACAAACAAAAGGACTTTGTGAATAACAAGCAAAAGAAAACTAAGCTTTCTCAAAGAGACCAGGGGTCACTTAAGGCAACTGAAGAGTCTGGAGCTTATACTGTTAAAGTGGGTGATGAATCATCTTTTGGTACAACAAATGTCGTTGTTGTCCCAAAGCTCACAGACTCAATGATTCCAGAATCTGTAAATGCAAAGCCCATATACTCTTTTATTCATGCCGAAGGTTCCAGAACCTGGAGATGGGCTGGTCCAAAAATAGAAGATATTCTTGATGGGCTAAGACTTGGTAGAGTTCTTGGTAAAAAGCTTCAAGTTCGAAACGAAGAACGAACAACTAAGTGGTCAAGACAAGATTCTGGACGATTAGATAGAAGATTAATTGCTGAACTTGGCTTTGACAATGATAGGGTCTTTAAAACATCATTTACAGAGAAATATAATGAAGCTTATCTTCATATTTCAATCGACGCTTCAGGTTCTATGTCTGGTGCCTTTTTTATTAACGCAATAAAATCAGCCGCAGCAATTTGTCAAGCTGCATCAATGGTTGGGAATATTCATGTTCAAGTTTCAATTCGAACAACTCTTGAACACATGCATGATCATAAGCCAGTTATTGCTATCATTTATGATTCTAAAGTCAATAAGATAATCCACATCAAAAAATTCTGGAAGCATTTACGGGCTACAGGAACAACACCTGAAGGTCTGTGCTTTGAATCAATAATGAAAGATGTATTAAGCAACTCAAACGGACGTGATGCATACTTCCTAAATTACTCAGACGGAATGCCCAGTTATTATAACAATACAATGAGATACGGTGGTGATTCTGCCCGCTCACATACAGCTAGTGAAGTTAATAAAATGAAACAAGCGGGAATCAAAATCCTCTCATTCTTCATTACTGATAGGGCAGAAGACGCAAATCATTACCGCTTAAGGCACTTCAAACAAATGTATGGTAAGGACGCAATCACAATCGACCCAACTAGCATAATGAGCTTAGCAAAAGTACTAAACAACAAATTCTTGGAGAAATAACAACATGGAAAATGATAACACACAAACAGTCAACAGAAAGATCAAATGGTGCTTAAGGAAAATTAAAAAATTCGGCGAGGACGAAACCGGCGATCAACTATGGCTAAGCAACCTAATCGAAAAGGTGTCTAAGACAAATAAAATAAGTACCAAGGATCAAAAACAACTTAACTTAATTTACGGTTTTGGAGATAATTTACGAGTAACTTCGCATAAATAACCATATGTAATACTGTATCACTTAACAGGACAATCTAAATATGGGTAGCAAGGAAGTATTGACAATGAATCATAAGGATAAACAGGACCTCGAACTAGTACATTACAGATTAAACGAAATGGACAAACGAATAGGCGAGATGAGTTCTGTTATCGAAAAATCCAATGCTAAAATAGACGATTCATTAAAATTCATTAAAGAGAACTTATTCAACCCACAAGATGGCTTATGGGCAGAATCAAAGCTGAATACGCTATTCAGAACTAACACACACAAATGGCGCCTTACATCAGGGGCCGCAATAATCGCATTAGCAATCAAACAAGCATGGGAGACACTCTTCCCAAGCTAAACAGTTATGCAAAAACAAAACAGGGAGTTATAATAATCATGATCGCAACAGTAATATTACTCACATCTATAGTAATCACAATCACAACACTCTCATACTTCTACGAAGACTAGACTTATGGCAAAACTAATAATGGCAACTCGGCAGCCCCCGGGCGACAGATGGCTACTCTCCGAAGAAGCTACCGGAACAACACCCGAAGACCAAACACTTCTAACCTCACTTACTCAAGCTCTAAACGAGATATACAAACTCACAGGTAACCGTGTATACAACATCGACGCCTCTAAAGGAATTATCTCAATAGAAACAGAAACACACTCCGGCCCCAAAGTATGGGACATCTACGGAGAGCATGAGCAAAGAGAACTACTCAACGACTAAGCAGCTAGCTATATGACACAACGTAATTGGTACGGAGAACAGAAGCGTTACACTAAATCAACAAACAAAGATACAAGCATAACAGGAATCTATCTTAAAGCAGGACTCATTCTACTTGCTAGCTTCTTTTACTTGTATTTCATAATCTTAGGAAGGACAATATAACCATGATTGACAACAGCATGACAGGTACAAAACAAATTAACATCGACCCAAACACATTACAAGATATAACATGTGACAACAAAGCAGGTGACAGATCTTGTAATAATAGTTACTTCAAACAAGCATTCAAAATGAAGCGTATATCAGCAATACAATCCCCAACAGGACAAGAACAACTAATAACTATGCCAGTATTCCAATGTACTAAATGTGAACAAGAACTAAATACATCAGAGCTACAAGCTTAATAATAAATGAAATCAATACTAATACCAACACCCCGATATCACCCGCTAATCAACATATTAACCCTAATAGTACTAACTATAGTGGTATATGTACCTACTTTTATTGTGTTATTAGGCATAGTAGTAATGGTATACATACGTGGATGGTTGAGGTCTTGCGTCAACAAATCTAAGCTGCTTCTGAGGGCATTGTGGGAACTAAAATAGCGATGTTGAGATACTTGATTACATGAAGGGGAATTGGTATGGGGTGATATCTGGACATTGGTCATGCGCGTGTCAAATTAAAAGTTTTTTGACAATTTAAAAATGGCCCATTAGTGAAGTGGTATCACGTCGGACTTTCAATCCGGAGTCGGAGGGTTCAATCCCCCCATGGGCTACAATAAATATGGGGAATTAGTATAACGGTATTACACTGCACTTGCACTGCAGAAATTACAGTTCGATTCTGTAATTCTCCACAATATATGCATTGGTGCCGGAGCCCTCTAGCCGGAGAATTAGATAAATTATGGTTAAAAAAGATGGCCTACTGAGCATGGATAGAGAGGATAAATTATGGCTGACAAGACACAGAAGATAAAAGATTTAGTATTCCACAAGGATCTTCAACGGTATAAGATCTCAGCTGGGGGAGTGGATGTAATACGGTTACTTACTAAGAAGGAATGTGCTAATTACATTGGCGTCACGATAGAGACTATAGACAAGTGGAGAAGGGAAGGTAGGATTACTTATGTTAAGTTAGGTCCTGAAGTTAATAGTCAAGTTAGGTTTGATATGGTGGATGTTAGAGACTTCGTTGAGAGGAGAAAGCACAATACGTTTAATCGGGGTCACATGGAAGGTATACACAGGAAGAGTGGATTTGTCCCTGGTAAGCTTGGAGTTGCTATTAAGAAGGGGGAGGTCGATCCGATTGAGGGTGATTGGGATCCTGAGTACTCTGATAATAGAGATAATACAGATGCTCCTCCAGACTTTTACTAGATGTGACAATAATATAGAATATTTAAACTATTAACAGACAAAGGGAAGGAATTATGGAATGTAGGATAGATGACGTAGTTGGATTTTGGATTGGTAGGTACCCAATGGCTGGTAGGGTTAAGAAGATACTTCCTGATGGTTATATCAGGGTTAGCATAGAGGGTAAGCCCAAAGAGGTTATAACTATTTCCACCGGGGATATAAAACAAATTTTAACGAAAAACTAGTATATTTATAATCAAATCAAACAAGTAATAAGGAAAGGTACATTTATATGAAAATAATAACAGAAACAGGCTTACGTAAATTAATACGTACTGTCATCAAAGAAGAAGCAGGCGGAAAACATTCCGGTGACTACAAAGAAATATGGTGGAGTGGGATTAAAAAATTACCTTCCGATGGTCCATCACATGTTACTGGTAATTACTGGGTCAATAACAATGCACTAAAAGATCTTGTGGGCGCACCGTCAGTAGTTGATGGTGACTTCAATGCACACAAGAATATGTTAACTTCATTCAAAGGCATAGAAAAAACAGTAATTAAAGGTGGTCTAGAAGTTAGCGGTAACAATATCAAAAATCTAAAGGGGCTCCCCAAGAAGATAGGTAAAGGAATATCACTTTCAGAAAACCCACTCACTTCACTTAAGGGACTACCCTCAACAGTGAACGGTGATCTTGAATTGAATGAGACGAAGATTAAATCTTTAGAGGGCGCACCAAAAATCGTTAATGGCTCTTTCCTTGCAATGGATTGTAAATCGTTAAAATCACTAAAAGGGATCCCCAAAGTTATTAAGGGTCACTTCTATATCGAAGGCGCACCTATTAAAGTCACAGAAGAAGAGGTACGTGCACTATGTAAAGTTGGTGGGAGAGTGGAGACAGCGTGGGGTAAACGTACTCTTGATCCAGATTCAATGAGAGGTTCAACAAGGGGTGGTGCAAGTACAATGTAGTTAAGTACGCTTTTAACCATTACATTCAACGGTCTGCTACATGATACTAGCAGACCGTTTTTATTTTAAAATAAAGCAAAATAGTCCTTTCATGTTAAGCTTTTAAGTGTTAGATTCTATTGTCAATTAAATCAACAATACAAAGGTTACATAACATGAATATAATAACAAGATACAAGGTATCAGAGACATTTAGAGCAGCATTGGAAAGTACTCACAATCCAGTAATATGTACAATAGAACAAAATCCGAATGACTTGTCTTATAGTGCTATAGATAAAAACGGGAATAGGAATACTGACATTTCAGAACAGTGGATGTCAACCGCTTTTAAAAATAAGCTAGCTATGGCTCAAGCAATGGGTTCAGCAGGTAAGTTATACTGGAGACCAATTGAGCAGGAGTATTTTACTAATGACAATATGTTGGGTAGACCTAAGGCTAGTTCAGTAATGCCTACTAAGGCCAGGACAGAGCCTAAGTTTTCAGATGAGCATAATGAGCTCTTGACGTACATCCATAGTTCTTATAAGCTAAAACCCAAGAAACTAGTTATGAATGAGCTTAAGTGGAAGTACCTTGTACGATCTGCAGTACGTGGTAAGAATATCTTAATGACAGGACCTGCTGGTTGTGGTAAGACTATGGCAGCAAGGGAATTAGTTAAGGCACTCGACCGTCCAGATTTCTACTTCAATATGGGTGCAACTCAGGATCCCCGTGCTTCCCTTATCGGAAACGTACACTTTAACAAAGAATCTGGAACATACTTCACAGAGTCAACCTTTGTAAAAGCTATACAGACACCTAACGCAATAATCCTGATGGACGAACTATCACGTGCGCATCCAGACGCGTGGAATATCCTTATGACAGTTTTAGACGAAGGCCAACGGTATCTCAGATTGGACGAAGCAGAAGGACAGGCAGTAATTAAAGTAGCAAAGGGTGTAACGTTCATAGCGACAGCTAACGTAGGTAACGAATACACCTCAACCAGAGTTATGGACAGAGCCCTATTAGATAGATTCACTAAGATAGAAATGGACGTATTGAGCCAGGATCAAGAAGCTAATCTTCTAATGGATCTATACCCACTAGTGGACAGTACAACAATAAATAATCTATCAGAGCTATCTAGCATAACCCGTTTAGAGTCATCCAATGACGATGGTAAGCTAACTAACCACGTATCAACAAGGACATCAGTTGAGACAGCTTCCCTACTATATGACGGATTCTCACTAATAGAAGCATCACAAGTAACAATCCTACCGATCTTCGACGCTTCAGGTGGACTAGAATCAGAACGTACATACGTCAACCAGATACTCCAGAAGTACGCAGTTGATGAAACACAATCTGATGATCTCTTCACTGACGTAGACATGCGGAACGGATGAGATAAATATTCAACACAAAAGTAATATGTAACCTCCCGTATAGGATGACAACTATACGGACATATAACAACGACGGTAAGGGATCTAATCAATCTCTTACCGTCTTAGCGTATAGCGGGATCAAACACTGGGAATGTACGGCGGGCGAGATCCCCACCGAAATGATCGAATATTTTTTATTAGTTGGGCTGCTCCAAGCCATTTTCTCAACACTGAAATTTTGATTCTCGGATATTTAATATATACATATCCATGGCAGGCCATGCTCCCTCTATTATTACCACTATACCCAGCTGTTTAACCATCTGGTGATTAGACGTTTGCTGACAGATCATTTACTTTGACTAACCCAAATATACACACAGGCAACTTAACTAAACGGAGAATACAACATGATTGAACTAATAGATCACTTAGGAACTGACCTTACAGTGGTTAATGCAGCAAGGGTATCGATGGATAAAGTATCTGATGTACTAGATGATAGAGATATTAAGTTAATACAGTACTTGGCAAAGTATAATCATTGGACGCCGTTCTCTCAGCCTCAAATCCAATTGCGTATTAAGATGCCGATATTCGTCGCACGCCAGTGGTTTAAGAGTACTGCTGGATTGACGCGTAATGAGGTATCACGGAGATATGTGGATACTGATCCTGAATTCTTTGTTCCAGAGTTATGGCGTAATCGGCCTGATGGTAGTATAAAGCAGGGCAGTGGGAGTATCCTGGGTGATAGTGACCAAGTAGACGTTAGTAAGGTGTATAGGGAGTTTTTAGCTGGTGCTATAGATGTTTATAGAGGACTTGTAAAGCGGGGCATCGCGCCTGAGCAAGCTCGTATGATATTACCCCAATCCATGATGACTGAGTTTATTGAGACTGGGAGTTTAGCAGCTTATGCGAGGATGTTTAAGTTGAGGATTGATGGTCATGCGCAAAAGGAAATTCAAGAGTATGCTGGAATGTTGGATGGGGTTGTTAGTGAATTGTTCCCTGTATCTTGGGCAGCTTTAATTAAATAAAAGTGAACAAAGTCCTTTCATCTTAAGCAGAAAAGTGCTATATTCTACTATAACAAATGGTTACTAAACAAACAATACAGAGGTTACAAATGGTGAAAATAAGTAAAATACAAAATGAAGTCAATATGTTTAATAAGAACATGGCAGTTACTGGGAGTTGTGAAGGTAGGTCTGCTTTAGTACGCAAAGTTGGCGCGGCTGATGATGTTACTATTAGTGCACGTATAGATATGATTAATAGTATTAGTCTGACGTTTAATAGAGTTATGGGTAATAAAGTAGATAGACCGTTTTCTGCTTATGAACTTTCACGGAGGCCGTTCTAATGAGTTACAATAACAGTCCATTAAATACTAAAAATAGGATAAACTTTGTTACTAATGAAAAACCAGTATTAGAGTTTATTAAAAATTACCCAGTGGTTGAACTCACTATGAGTGAATTCGTAGGAA